CTTTTTAAAAATATATAGGGGGTGGGGGTTTGTAGTAGGAAAGTTAAGGGGGCTATTTTGTGGGATTGAATGTGTGGAATTGAGTGTAGTGTAAGTCCAGTCGATGCCGCCAAGAAAAGGGGGGTCGGGGTAGGTGGGGTCACGCCTAGCGCACACGCCTCCAGCCGCCTAGCGCACGAGTGGAGAACAGCGTTTACACACCCTGCACAGGCATACGCTACGCCACACACACGCCTCATGCATACGCATACACGCCCTGCATACACGCCTTGCACATAGCGCCTACAGACCCTCTCTGACCAGTTATCTCCCCTAGTGCTTGGCTGATGGCAGTGTGACGTTGAGCATCGATGCCATCTTCGCCTTGAGTTCATTCTTGAGCTTCTCTACATCAAGATCGTTCTCATCTTTGTCAGCAGTGTCATTGAACATACCAATGCTCTTGCCCATCATCTCCAAAGCTCTCAGCTTGTCACTCACTCGCTCAGTGTTCTTGGCGTGTTCAAAGAGTTCCTGCATGATGAATCGCCTCGTAGCCAACTCGTCATTGATGACCATCTCTCGTTTAGCTTGGAAGACTGGTTCAAGTAGTAAAGTAATTCTTCCATCATTCAACAGTCTGTTCGCATTAGCCATCACTGTTGCATTGGTGCTGTTGGAGCAGTCATACACCTTACGGTAAGCCTCTGCTGGACTCAGGCCATCGGCAATGGCAGAGGCGAACAATTTCATCTTGGTAGTGGTCTTCTTACTCTCAACGATTTCATCTTCGTTGGGTTTATGACCGAATGGCTTTCCATCTCCTCTCTGTGTTATCTCTACTTGGAGAGCGGCTGACCGTATCGCTTCGCTGTAGTCTCCCTCGCCGTCAATGATTGCATCTGCGAACGGTGCAGTGCTTACACCGATATCGTTCTCATTGGTTTTGTTTTGTGCCATGTTGTGATCCCTTTCGCTTGGTTTAAACACTCTGCAATTGTTCTCATCATTTTCTCAGCACGACACACACAACGCAACTCGTTCGCATAACGCATCGATGCACCTCACAACTGCAAGCTCGGCGTACACCAGTAAGATGGTGATCACCAGCAAGCCAACGGTTTGCGTTTAAACACTCCTCAGCACAAGCTCACCACAAGCTCATGCTCTTCACCTCATCGCCTCTCTTCCCTACAGCAGTCACTGCCTATCAAGCATCAGTCCATTCGGCTTCGCCTTGTCCCTCGCCCCAATCGTTCGCATTGAAAACTCAAGTATTCATTGCCGTCAGCCCCACAATTAATACCAAAGTTCATTTTGGTAGGCTGGAGCGGGTCGAAACGCTCGTAACCCATTGATTTATAACGATTTGCAGAAAACGTGGTTTTTTTGTTCGCAACCTGTTGCAGAAGTGTGTAAACGTGCTAGCATTCGCTTCAGTTTGGTGCTTGCATCAAACGACAAAGACGGCTTCGATGAGTGACTCGCAAACACTCTAGCCCGAGCAGAAAGCCCGTCAGGTACAGGCTCTCAACGTGTCACCCACCTACACACACAGGGGACAGACAGAGAGCAACAGCCCTGATGACTACGACAGTCACCTACGTTGACCGTTCTCACCATGCCCACCACCTACACACATTGGGGGCAACAGCGAACGATCTGACCGCTCTGAGAGGAGCGGACGCAAGGCACTGTCCCCATGCCACGCCCTCGTGAATAAGGGCGGCAAGTGGATTCCACTTCAAGTGCATTGTTCGCAGTGTGCTTGTGGATGCAATCCGCATCAAACAACTGGAGGCTCAATGCAATTCGTTCATCACCACACTGGTGATTGGGTTCGCAATAGTGCGAACACTTCAGCCACTCGCACAGATAGCTCTGTGACTGAGTACAACTCGCTTGACGAGATCAAAAACGCATTCGTGCGTAACACATTCGAGTGGATGCTCGAAATAGGTGAATGCGTCACCTCTTCCGGCTCTGATGTTTACCAAATCAGAGGCTGACATTTCAGCGGTATGCCCGATGGGCATATCAGTGCAATGTCGCACTTCAATGGAGGCTTAACCATGTTCCGCAAATTCAACGTGACAGAAACAATCAACAACACCGTTCGCAATAACGGCGGCAAACCGCTCGGTGAAATCTTCTACACCTTTTCTGCTCCCACGCATTGGGGCTCAGAGGGCATTTGCTACGTCATCGAACGCTACAGCTTCGGTGCATTGCCGAAAGTGACCCTGCACTGGTCAAGTGGCGGCACGAACGCTGATGTAACCGACATTGAGGTTGCATACACCATGAGCAAGGCGTTTGAGCTTGCTCAGAATCGTTTGATTGCCATCGGCGTTGATGCTGGTGAGTCGATCAAGTACAAGCTTGCGAACAACGAGCTTCCCCTTGGCATCTGAAAGGACACGCATGAAACAGGATTTAGAGCTACTGACAGAGGCGCTTGCAGAGGCGTACAAGGCGCTCGCACAGGGCGACAAAGACATTGCGTTGGCTTGCATTGCCTACGCACAAACCATCATCAACGGTACACATAGAGAGGTTTAAACATGAACACATTCACCAACGTCACCATCAACACGATCCAAGGGGGCGACACCATCGTGATGACAGAAGAGTCGCACCATCCTGACTGCCCCGCTATCGATGGGTTCGGATGCCGATGCGAACAACTTGCCGCCTTGTCCAACCCCTATACAGAGCGTGGCCTTGAAGACCGCACCAAGCCCATTCGGGAGCTACCAGTGTTCGCAGGCTTGACTGATGAACAGATCGCAAACGCACAGGACAACTGATGAGGCTTGATTAGCCGAAACCGCCGTGAGGCGGTCTTGTTCAACTTATGGAGGCTTATCCATGTATTACGTTCTCGTCTCGCTCGCATCAGCGGCTTTTCTTTTTATCGGCTTCAGCTACAGCGATGGCATACCGCTGTGGAATTTCGTTATCGCCGCAGGCGGTTTCTTCCTTGGTCACGTTGTGACTGAGGCTCTCAATCACAAGGAGGTTTAAACATGACTGCTACCAACCGTGAAGAGTGGCTTGCCCACGCTGTCGAGGAGCTTCGCTCCATCTTCAATGCCAACGGCTTCCCCCTGCCTGACAAGATCAGGGTGACCTGTGGTTTCCCATCGAGCAAGGCTCGCTCGCAACACCGTGCCATCGGTGAGCATTGGTCACCAGCCGCATCAAGCGATGGTCACCATGAAATCTGCATCAGCCCTGTGGTTGATGACGCTGTTGAAGCGTTCGCAATTCTCTGCCACGAGTTGTCCCATGCGGCGACTGATGGCGATGGTCACCGTGGACGTTTCGTGCCTTGCGTTCGTGCCTTGTGGCTTGAAGGCAAGGTCACTGCAACTGTCGCTGGTGATGCATTCAGAGACAACTTCGCTCCATTGATTCAATCACTGGGCGACTACCCACACGCCAAGCTGAACATCTCTGCTGTTCGCAAGGTGCAATCAACTCGTATGTTGTTGGCTCAGTGTCCAACGTGCGGCTACAAGGTTCGACTCACCTCCAAGTGGTCATCAACAGGCTTGCCTTGGTGTTCGCATGGCAAGTCAGACAGTGACAACGTCACTCAATTTCAACTCGTTTAAATCAGGAGGCTTCCTATCATGTCAACAGCAAAAATTTCTCAGGCTCTGTCACTCATTCAGACAGGCAAACTCAACGCCGCTCTCGTGCAGACCGGCTACGGCTCCGAGGTCAGCGCCGACAAGGTGCGTGTGGTCAGCATCCTGACCGACATCGTCAACAGGGGCGGCATCAGCATTGGCGAGATTCGTGACCTCGTGCCACTGTCAACAGCAGTGATCAACGCCAAGCAGTCCACTACACCAGTGGCTGACTCTTCAGTCGCATTGGTCAACGATGCAATCACCGAGGTTCGCAACACGCAAGCCATCGTCTCGTCAACCAACACGCTTGCATCAAAGGCGCTGGACGAGGTTCGCCAACTGAGAGGTGCAGTCATCTCGAAAGCTGACAGCATTGAGCGTGACCTGTTTAAACGTCTCGACACTGAGGTCAGCAAGATCACAGGCGTGGACTACGGCAAGATCGACAACGCCATCCACTCTGAAGTGGGCAACCTGTTCAAGGCTCTGAAGAAGACGGTCACACCTGACCAACTACAGGTCATTGCCAACAGCGTGGCAGTGTTCGAGACACGCAAGGCATCGGAGGTGTTCCCCGCTCCCCTGTGGTACGAGCAGGACGGCGAGGTTGTCAACTTCGAGGACTTGGAGGTGCTGGTTTGGAATGATGCAGAGGCTTGCGCTGTTGTCGATGACTACGTCTTCAACCCCGCCAACCTGCACCAAGCTTTGTGTGCATTGAGCGATGCACTGCCCGACAACGTGTGGCTTGCTGGTGAGCGTGGTACAGGCAAGACTGCATTCTGCGAACAACTGAGCGCAAGGCTCAAGCGCAAACTGTTCCGCATCAACTTTGATGAGGCGATGGAGCGTAGCGAATTCATCGGCGGCAACATCGTCAAGAACGGTTCAGTCGAATGGAAAGCAGGGATCATTGCCCAAGCCATCCAGCACACTGGTTCGCTCGTGCTGTTGGACGAGATCGGATTCGCAAGAGCGCAGAACCTCGCCGCTCTCCACGCCTTGTGCGAACGCTCTGCCAACCGTGCCATCGTGATCGCCGAGACAGGCACTCGCATCCCTGTTGCATCGCACGTTGCATTCTTCTGCGCTGACAACAGCAACGGTCACGGTGACCAGTCCGGCAACTTCGCTGGTGTTCGTGATCAGAACAGTGCGTTCATTGATCGCTTCAGCTACACGCTGGAGTTCGAGTACCTGCCACATGATGACGAGGTTGCACTCATCAACAAGCGGACAGGTTTAAACATCGATGCCGCTGACGTTCTCGTGCGCTTCGCCAACGTGGCTCGTGAGAAAGCAAGGGCTGGTGTACTGACTCAGCCTCCATCATTGCGACAGTTGTTTGCGTGGGCAAGAGCAGTGACCAAGGGCATCCCAACGGTGACAGCGTTTCGCTCTGCCATCGTCAACAAGTTTCCCGCTGACTGCGAGGCTGAGTTGGTAGGCATCTTCACCGCCACGGTTGACACCGTGGAATTCAAAAAATTCTTAGCCAAGTAAGGGGGCTTTATGTTTTTAGGTACAGACGTTAAACGAGGCGTTGCATCAACGCTTGAGCGTGTCTTCCAAGCAAGCGGACAGAAGATCGACAAGCTCGACATTCTGTGGTCAGGCAAGACAGCGGGGATCATCTTCAGACGCTCCAGTGCAAAGACATTGCAAAGCGTGAAGTTGATCTTCCCATCCATCGATGACATGGCAACCATCTCTCGCAAGGTATTCAACAACACCGTTGGCTACGCCTTGCACGAGCTTGGTCATGCATGGTTCACCGACAACGCACCTTGGGACAACGCTCGTGAGAAGCATGGCTCATACGTTGGCTCATTGATCAACGGTCTTGAAGACCCACGCATTGAGCAGTGCGTCATTCACTCAGGCTATGCGCCCAACAGCAAGGCATTGTTTGAAGAGTTGACCAATGCAGTGCTGGACAAGAACGGTTACGTCAAGCCTGACGATCTGAAGAACGTGCCATTCATGCTCGCCATTGAGGGGCGGCGCTTGAACGGTTACCCCATCAGTCACCCGACAGTGCTTGGCGTGTCGCCTTGGTCAGCCGACATTGAGTGGGCATTGACCAGCGCACAGAAAGCAAAGAACACAACCACCATTGCAGACATTGCAGTCGAGTTGTTTAAACGTCTTCAGCAAGCCCACGAGGAGCAGAAGAAGCAACCTCCGCAAGAGCCGCAAGATGACGGCGGTCAGCAGGGTGATGACGGTCAGCAAGGCGAGCAAGGTGATGACCAGCAGGGCGACCAAGCAGGGGATCAGGGCGGCGACCAGCAGGGTGATCAGGCTGGTGACCAAGGCGATCAGCAAGGCGATAAAGCTGACGGTGAGGGTAAGGGGTCAGACGGCGCAGATCAGGGCGCTGGTGACGGTTCTGACAAGCCTGAGCAGGGTGATGGCGAGGGTGAACAGGGTGATCAAGCCGGTGAGTCAGGCAAGCCAAGCGACAAGGGCGGCAATGGGTACAGCAACGATCCATTCACCGACAAGCGCCGCCGTCCTGAGTTTGACAAGTTCATTCAGAACGAGCTTGGTCAGCACAAGTCAAAGGTCGATGCCAAGGGTCATCGTCCTGCTGTTGCAAGACCAAAGGTTGAAGAGATAGCTTTTTATTAAGGGGTAAACATGAGACACGTTGACAAAGACAGAGCAGAGAAGACATACAAAAACAACTACACGCTCACGCCATCAGGCATGGGTGCAACACGAGCCAACTTGCTTCGCATCTTGCGCTCGAATGATTTGGTTAGCTGGTCTACACACGAGGAGTCGGGCAGGGTTGATCGCAAAGCGTTTACACGCTACGCCTGTGGTGATGCAAACATCTTCAGCAAGCGTCAGGTGCGTGAGGCAGAGCGGTCAGCGGTCAGCATCATGATCGACTGCTCGGGCTCAATGACCTATGGCGGCGAGATCGCCCTTGCTGGTCAGGTTGCTGTTCAGCTATGCAAGATATTCGACAAGGCCAACGCTGAGTTTTCGGTGACAGGTTTTTACGGCGGCGATGATGCACAGGTGCAGAATGCAACAGGTGCATCACGAGACATAGCAGTGCGAGTCGAGAAGCCTATCTTCATCCCATTCAAGAAGTGGGGTGAATCACTGGGCAAGGCATCTGCAAAGCTTGGCGCTATCGCTCAATGCGCTCAGGGCTCCACGCCTGACTACTCGTCCATCGCTCTTGCAATTGAGGACTTGGCTATACGCAAAGAGCCACGCAAAGTTTTGTTCTTGCTGACTGATGCGAATGGCTACAACCAGCCGCATATGCAGTACCTGCAAAAGCTTGCTGACAAGCAAGGCATCACGTTGATTGCAATTGGCATTGGACACACCGAGGTTGCCGAGTGCTTTACACACGCAGAGAACGTGACCAACATTCAAGACCTCACCAGCGCATCGCTCAACAAGGTTCTGAAAGTATTGAAGTAAACCAAGGGGAGCCTGCTCCCCATCTTTTAAAAAGGAAAGCATCATGGGAATCAAAGTCGAATACATACAGACACTGAAAATGTGGAGGGCAGAATATCGTGATGAGATCGGCAGGCTGGGTCTTGGATTCACCGCAAAAAATAGAGAGGATGCCGTCTTCGGTCTTGGTATGCAGATGGGTCGCAACCCACAAAAATTTAGCCGTCCACTAGGCGATTACTTCAACAAGCAAAACTAAACAAAGGAAAACATCATGAGTGAATTAACCCAAGAAGAAATTGAAAAGCACTTCGACACCTACATAGAACTCAGAGACAAAGTCTGCGATGTTCTTGAGGGTCACGAGATAAAGGTCATCTTGCCTATGCTTGCGTCCCTGCTTGCGGATACCGCATTCGAGTCGGGCGTAGACCTCACGAACATTTTGAAAGCTGTTGTCACCAGCATCACCGTGAAGTACGCAAGCGAGATGCCTGACGAGGATTCACCCATTCACTAAATTCTGACCAGTTCCCCCCTTAGCTCCACGGCTTCGGGGGGATTTTTTTTGCCCTGAAAACACTCAGCGTTTAAACGCTTTAGAAGTCATCAGCCACTTTGTACGTTCCGGTGACCTTTTCATAATTCAACTGGGTTTCGCCTTGCGTTCCAACCCACCGATACCTACATTTCCAAATCGCAATCTCAACATCGTTGGTCTTGGTTCTATGCACGGTCATGCCGCAATCAGCCTTTGCCCACCACGCCATTGATCCACTGATAGCCATGCCGTCAGGACGAGGTAAATCCATGCCTGAGCGAGTTATTTTGGCTGGGTGAGCCACGAACCACACATGGACTCCATAAGCCTTTGCGAACGCTTGTATGCGGGTCAGCATGGACGATATGAACTCTGTCTCTGCCATGCCTGATTTATTTTCAATGTAGTTGTAGGGGTCAACCACCAGCCCTCGTATGCCCATGCGAACAACTGCAATCCTTGCCCGATCCAATATCGAATCAATTGACGCTGGTTCAACGCCCTCTGAGTCCAAGAATAAAAAATGCTGTTGCACCCAATCAAAGGCATCTTTGCGGTCATCGTCTGTCATCCGATTTGTGCCTTCAAAGAATCGCTTCTCTTTGTAAATCTCCATCAGGCGGGAGATGTGAACTTCGGGTGCGTTCTCAAATGAACAAAGGGCGAACTTCCAATCATTGGATCGCCCGAGGTTGACCATAAGTTGATCAACGAAATTTGATTTGCCGCTGGATGGGTAGCCTGTCACGATGGTGAGTTGACCTTCAGCCACGGTGTAAATCTGATCCACGTTTGAGTAGCCGGTCGATACACCCTTGCCCGTGCCTTTGCTCCACAGATCGTTTAAACGGTCTTCAAATTTTGTGGCGGACGACAAGCCAGCAACTGGGTACGGCTCTGCGGCATCAATAATTTCTTTAACCTTGGTCGCCCCTTCTGCAAGGAAAGCCTCGTTTAAATCTTTGAACTCTGATTTGGCGATGCGGCATTTGTCTTTGCCTATGCGTCTTGCCAACTCTTCTGCAAGGGCTTGACCAGCAGTGTCGGTATCAACTGCAATGACAACGTAGGGGAGCTTTTCAATTGTTTCAAATGCATCCCAAATAAAACTGAATTTTTTATCCTCGCTTGGTGCAACCTTGCCATCGCTGACTTTGATGGGAGCGCCAGCAGGGACGCTGACAACATTCTCAATGCCGCATTCAATCAATGTCAGTGCATCTATTTCGCCCTCCACGATGATCATCGGCTTGGTTGGATCAACCTTGTCAATTGCAAAGAATACATGAGCGCCTCCTGTGTCTTGCGTAAAGTCCTTCGATTCAATACTTCGATACTTCGCATTGATGTACTGACCATTTTTGAAATAAGGAAAACCGATTGCATCAGTTTGTTTTTGGATTCGATTGAAATATTTATTTGCGGCAAACAACTTCATGTCAAGGGCGGTCTGTTCTGATATCCCTCGTGCTTTCAAAAATGCAAAGTGCTGTGGTTCAAGTTGTGTTTGTTGAAAGGCTCTGAGTGGAATCACGTTTTGCTCCTGACGCTTGGGCGGTTGAATTTGATTTGATGGGAAGAAGACGAAACCGCCGATGTGGCAGTGATGGCAGTGGTAAGTCCATCCACGCTCTTTCGGGTGAATGGCTAAATCTTTATCGCCTTTTTTTGAACGCTCGTCAGAGCATTCGGGACAGACGGCACGTTCGGGTTTGTGTGCCGCAATTGACGCAACGAGATGGTCGATGCCACTCATTGCAGATGATCCTGCAAATTTCATAAGCCTCCTGATGATTTACTTTTTCGGTCTGTTCACTTTGACAGTGTGGTCACTGTTGCGTGTGAATGATCGATTCTTTGATGGTGTTTTTAATTTCAAGTTTGATGGTGCGTTGGTTCCTCCCTTGGATAGTGGCACTACATGGTCGATGTCTTTACCCTTGCGGTCAACACCATTCTTGTCCATCTCATACCTTGCACGTTCTCTCGCATTGCGCTTTGGTTGTTCACTACGCCCAAGCTGTTGCTCATATTCTTTTTTGTAAGGTCTTGCTTTGTTCACATAAGGCATATGAGATTTCCAATTTGTATGTAGTTGATATCAACTCTTTGCGCCCCCCTTGGGGGAGCGCAAGGCGCACCTAGCCTATCCTAGATGAGCCTTCACGCATGATGCGCCCCGACAGACTTCTCGTGCAAGGGGCTCTGTCTTCGCCACCCCCTTCGGTATCTAATGCACTTCCAACAGTACCGACAATAAACCTCTTGACCCTGCTGTCGATTTCTCCCAACGATCAAAAGAGGAGTGAATCTTAATCCACGAAACAGGGGCGACACAATGGGGTAAGCGCAAAATATTTTTGTGCGCTGTTTAAACAATTGCAAATCAACCCCGGAGCAGTTTTCCCGGCAAACGCCAGAAACTCCAGACAAAAAAAAGAGAGATGCGTTTAAACATCTCTCAAAGATTGCCGTTCAGAAAGCATTGAAAAAACAAACGGCAACTGCAATCGCATTATCCCAAAATATTTTGCGAACGAGTGTTGACACGAGTGATAGCGGGGCTACAATTCACGCACCTAGACATGATTAAGCCTCCTGTATAGCAGATCGAAAGATCGGTAGAAGCCACCCTTGAGGTGGCTTTTATTTTGTCTGTATGGGGCTGACCTCAATCTCGCAACGAGGGTTCTCTTTGTCTACACCCATCCAGTAGATGTGCTTCTCTTTGACTTGTCTATCGTTGAGGTAAGCAACATCCTGCAACAGGTCGAGGATCAGCGACTCATCCAAATCAGGTCGCCTTGATGCATACCAAATGCGAATCACAACAGCGACATCCTCCGAAAGAAATTTCAACAAAGGCGGCACAACAGCTTGTTGTTTAAACATCTTGGCATAGCCCAACGCCTTTGCGGATTTGATGAACATTGATTTGCCGTTGACCATCACCGCCCTGCGACTGTTGGCTTTACTTGCTGGCTCACCAAAAATTTTTAACGAAAGTGTTTGCATGGTTAATTTTCTCGTGTTAGCATAAGCGTTCGCATTTTATCAATCAAGGAGGCTCCATGAAAGTGACGAACAAGTTTGGTTTACCCGAACCACTATACGCTCTTGCGAACAAACAGTATTACAGCAAGGGTGCGGCTGACTACTCAGTCACCGAAATAATTTCACCGCCCCGCATTCAGCGGCTACGCAAAAAACATGATGACGAAATGGAAACGGATGTCACCGATATGTGGTGGTCAATCGTTGGCTCCGCTCTGCACGTTGTCATGGAGCGTTCGGTCATCGACAACTATACGAACGAAGAGCGACTCACCATTGATGTGAATGGCGTTCGCTTGTCAGGTGCAGTCGATGTCCAGCAGATTGACGAGGACGGCATCATCATCATGGACTACAAGTTCACCTCTGCGTGGGCGCTGATGAACGAGAAGCCTGAGTGGGCAGAGCAACAAAACATCTACGGCTACATCGTGGAGAAAGCCAAGGGCAAGAAGGTCAAGGGCTTGAAGATCATTGCCATCGTTCGTGATTGGTCACGGCGTGAGGCTGACAGGAAAGACACATACCCACAAGCGCCCATTCAAGTGGTTGACATTCCGATTTGGGACAAGAGCTTCACAGAGAGCTTTATCGAAAGGCGTGTCGAGATGCACCGTGATTCAAAGGTCAGCGCAGACTGGGGTGATGAGTTGCCCCCATGCACTGACGAGGATCGCTGGATGCGTGACCCCAAATTTGCAGTCAAGAAAGAAGGACGCAAGACTGCTGTTCGTGTTTTTGACACGATGAACGAAGCAAACGACTTGCTGGCAACGATTCCAGCAAAGGACAAAGGGTTCATAGAAATCCGCAAAGCCGAACCTGTGCGCTGTACGCAAGATTATTGCGGTGTCAGCAAGTGGTGTTCACAGTATCAATCCTATTTGAAGGAGCAACAAAATGACGAATGAAAATGAAGCGATGGCGTTTGATCCAAGCGTGAGTCATTCAGACCAGTTGGTGTTGATGGGCATGAGTGGTAAGCGTGGGGTGCTTGCCCGACTCATCGCCGCTCGTGCAGAGTTTCAAACAATGCCGATCAAGAAGTCGGGTCACAACAAGTTTGCTGGCTACAGCTACTTTGAGCTTGGGGACTTTTTGCCAGCGATCCAAGTGGCTTTCAACAAGTGGGGCTTGGTTGATGTCATCAGCTTCACGCCCGACATGGCAACCATGACCATCTACGATGTGATCGATGGATCGTGCGTGACGTTTACATCGCCTATGGCTGACGCTCAGTTGAAAGGATGTCACCCCATTCAGAACCTCGGTGCTGTTGAAACCTACCAGCGGAGATACCTGTATGTCACGGCGATGGCTATCGTTGAGCATGATGCGCTTGAGAGCGTGACAGGCTCACCACAGGGTCAGCCGACAGGCGAGGTAATCCAGCCAGTTCCCAGTAAGAAGCCAATTGTTGGTCACACCGAATCAAAACTCTTTGTTGAGGGTTTGATTGAGCTTGCTCAGGCAAGCACAACACTCACAGACCTCGCCAAGCTGTGGAAACAAAACCAAGGGCGAATCGATCAGATCAAGGACGAAGAACCCAGTCTGTTCAAAGGACTGCAAAAAGCATTTGCAGAAATCAAAAAGCAACTTTCAGAAAGCATTGGAGCCACAGATGTATAACACCCCCAAGTACGACAAGCCATACGAAGTAAAGCCTGACACAGGCTCACTACGCAAGACAGAGGTAAAGAAGAGAGCAGAGTCGCCTGATTACTTTGGCTCGTTTAAACTTAATTTGAACTCCGTCAAGATCGTCAACAACGAAGTTGAATTCCGAATCTCAGGATGGAAGTCTGTTGACAAGTCAGGCAAAAGCTACCTGTCTTTAAAGCTCAACAACTACACGCCCGAACAAGAGCAATCGCCCAAAACAAATAATGTTCAACCTCAGCATCAGGAGCAAGACGATGACATCCCTTTCTGAAATCACAATGATCAGCACCAAAAGAAAAAACAAAACAAAACAGCAATTGGAGGATGCTCGTGCGAGAGCCGCTCATGCACGTTCTGTGCGAGAGGAAAAGGCGAGAAGTCGAAAGGAGGCCAAGCAAGCAGATCCAGCCAAAGATTTTCTTGACCTCCAAGAATTTGCACAGGCAATGGTGATAAAGATCTCAAGCCTTGAGCATCAAGCCGCTCAATACCGCACAGTGATCGATTACCTTGAGTCCAAAATTGATTCGATGCGTACAGACAAATGAACGCACTGCAATTTGAAGGTATCAAGATTGCCCTCAAACAGGATCGGACTGGTTACGTTCTGACGCTAACCATCCATCCTGACGAAATCCCTGACGAGTTGCTTAGGGATTTTGTAGGGACAAGGTACGGCGTTGCTATGGCTCGCATTGAGTCCGATGAGACTGCAAGGGTGTACGACAACCGAGTCAAGACTGCTGGAAAGCTTTGCAGAAGCAAAGAGTTCCAAGACTGGGTTGGATCGCAACTTGATTTAAACATCGTGCTTGAGGAGACGGCAATCAACTACCTGTACAGCAGATGCGGTATTGCATCAAGAACCGAACTCAATGGAAACATTGAGGCTCAAACAAAGTTTGATGAAATGCTGGAGGAATATGAGCAATCCCAAGAGTCGTTTTAAATCGATTGTTCCATTGATGGTCTACCTAGAACCCGATCAGCCGATGAAGCTAAAGCTGTATGCGATTGATCGAAACCTGTCGGTAAGTCAGGTGGCTAGAGATGCGTTCAATGCGTTCATGTCCCCATCGAATGATCCATTCCACAACGGCTACAACGCTGGCATTGATGCGGCAATACAAATCGTCAAAGGCACAGAGGGCGCAAAGATGATGTTCCCATCAGGCAAGTCGTTCGGTCAGTTGGTGTGCGATCAACTCTTGCAGTTTAAACGCTCAAAGGTTTCAAAATGAGCGAAGAACATCAAGAGAACTTGCGTGACTTGGCGGCGATGTTTGCAATGGTCGGTCTTATTTTGAAGTCAAAGGACGAGGCAGATGACTTAAAAGAGGCAAGCGCACAAGCCAATCTTTGCGCCATGTCCTTTGAGGTGGCTGACTGGTTTATGGCGGCAAGGTCGGCTGGTGTGGGTATCGCCTCTGCAAAGCGCAAGCGCAAATGAACAATGCCGAAGAGTTTGAACAAACTGCCCAATGGATTGCCAAGATGGCTATGACAAAGGGTTGGCTTGATTACGCTAGAGGTCGGTGCAAAGAGTTAGAAAAAGATGAGTCAGGCTTGTATGTTGGGCTTGGCAAACGAGTAAAAGAAATCATAGACAGTTTAAACAAGGAGCAATCATGTTAATTATTTTTTCAATCATTTTGGCTGTTAGTATTTTTGTTGGGTTTTATGTTTATCACCGTCAGGAGCTTTCCAAGTGGGTGCGCTTGAAAGATCAATACTCTAGGGTTGGACAGACGTTCACTGCGGTGGAGCCTGTATTTAACAGGGCACTGCCGTCCTGCATCTCTGCGGCTGTGATTGGTTTGGTTATTGGCTTTGAGTCCATTGCGGTCATACCCGCCGGTCACATTGGCGTACAGGTAACTTTTGGTCAGGTCAATCAGGTTACGCTGGCTGAAGGTATTCACTTGATCAATCCTTTGTCTCGCATCAAAGAGGTTGAGGTGCGCTTGACTGCATACCGCATTAACAAAGCCAGCGCAGGAACAAAGGACTTGCAACAAATTCACACGGACATTGTGTTGAACTACCGATTGGACGGCTCCCAAGCCGCACACATCTATAAGGAGTTTGGGCTTGACCTGCAAGACCGTGTAGTGTTTCCCGCCATGAGCGAGTCATTGAAAGCCATCACCGCCCACTACACCAGCGAAGAATTGATTACCAAGCGTGATGTGGTGTCTTCTCGGGTTAAGGAGGATTTGGCGGGGAAGCTGGTTAAGTACGGCGTGTTGGTTGGCGACATCAGCTTAGTTAACTTTGGGTTCAGCGCAGAGTACCAAAGGGCAATTGAAGCCAAGGTCATTGCCATGCAGAGCAAGCTGAAGGCAGAGCAGGACTTACAGCGCATTGAGGTCGAAGCCAAGCAAGAGATTGCCAAAGCAGAGGGTCGTGCCAAGGCAATTCAGATTGAAACTCAAGCCATCAACAGCCAAGGCGGCGCAAGCTATGTGCAACTTAAAGCGATTGAGAAGTGGGACGGCAACCTCCCAACAACAATGGCTGGCGGTGCAACACCATTCATCAGCCTCAAGTAAGGGGCAAGCATGAACTGGGCATCATTTATTGGGTTGATGTGTTTTATCGCATGGCTCACGCACATCTTCACTTGCTTTGCACAAGCGATGTGGGGGTTCTTGGTTGCTGGCGCAATCTTCTTCCCCATTGGGATATTGCACGGCTTTTATCTTTGGTTCAACTGAGGAGGCGCTATGTGGGATGTTGCTGTCACTTTTATGCTGATGCTGTTTGGAGCTTTCACGGTGATTGCCTTTGGCGCTATTTTGATTTGGGCGCTCTATTTGCTACAGAACGTAGACAAAGATGAGTGACGAAGCTTTAAAGGCAATGCAGAAGGCGCTTGTCGCCTTGCGGCAAATCAAAAGCGCAAGGTGGCTACACATGGCTGTTATGCCCGACAAGAGCGCCGTGCTAATTGCAACAGAAGCCATACCGCCTCTTGAGGATGCCATCAAGAAGTTTAAACAATCAGGGGATAAACATGACTGAAGAGGATGAAGCATTCAACGAGATTGAACGACAAGCAAAGCAACGCAAAGAGTCAGTGCAAGCGGCAATGAGGGCGGCACTGGCAAGTGATTTGTATGACTCAGGCTACAAAGATGGCATGAACGACACCATCGAAGAGGTAGCACAGCACATCGAGAAGATGAAAGGCTTTGGTCAAGACACCATCAGTTCGTTGGCAATCTATATCAGGAGCTTGAAGAAATGAACAGCGAACCAGCATTTCCAACGCCAATCATTAGCGTAATGCAACACACAGGCATGACCTTGCGGGACTACTTTGCGGCACAAGCAATGTTAAGAACAAGCGTGGGCGCATCCTACGAACAGCTTGCAAAGACGGCTTACGAAATTGCAGACGCAATGCTGAAAGCTAGGGAAGCATGACTGAGTACAAGTACCGAATCGCATACAAAAACGGCAACTACGCTGATTGGGCTTCAATGCAGAAAGAACTTGCATGGGCGTACAAGTGGGGTGTGTTCCTGTATGCAGTCCGTTTAAACATTGGCGCATGGAAGGTGGGGCATAAGTCATTCAGGTATTGGCTGTACGTCTTACGCAGGAAGCCAAAGATTACAAGGGAGAAGGTGTGACTGAACACAAATTTCAAATAACTCCTGAACAATCTGACTGGCAGTGCTATTTGTTTGGAAACAGACCCAACGGCATGGGTATCGTATATCGCCCAACAAAAGGTAAGGTTCCAAATTTGTTTGTGCGCTGGATGATGCGTATCTGTTTTGATTGCTTGTGGGTAAAGGATAAGAAATGAATAAGTTGATTGGAAAAGACGACACCATCAAGAACTATGCTCCCATTGGAAGCATTGAGTTGAAGTTGGCTGTGGCAAGGGCAGAGGGTTACACAATCAAAGAGAGCAAAACAAGGTATCACCATGTCGTTGATGGAACAGTTGTTACATCGGTGGATGAGAGCAAGCCGACATACTATTACTTTAACAACAGCCCTCTACCTGCGCTTGACCCATATCGGATTGCAATGGAGTTTTATTTGAAGGAGAAGCTATGAGCAAAGCACAACAAGTGTTTGAAGCAATGATGAGAGCCAAAGGCTATACAGACTTCAGCGGGGCAAAGGGTAGGTATAACAACAGCGGAGTTCAAACTCGCTGGAATTATTTTTTGCTTGGATGGGAAATGCGGGGTGTGCAATGACGCAATACGACATGAAAATTCATAGCAATCCAGACGCACAAGCGTGGGCAAAGTTTTTCATTCATACAAAAGAAAAGGCAAGCTGGCAGATTGAAGATATTGATGAGTCATTGATGCTGGCTTGGTTTGCAAACGCAATGATGGCAATGCACGATTATTTAAAGTCACAGCGCACATGGGTAGATCTGACAGATGAGGAGATTCAAGTCGTTGCAAAACAGGCGAGGTCAAAAGACCATGCGGTCACACTGACGAACAAACTATTAAGGGAGAAGAACACATGATTGACCGACTCATTCTTGGCGTTGCGTTATCTGTAACTGGATACAACGGACTCTTCCCTGACCCGCCCAAACCCATTACACCTCGACAGTTACAGGTGATGGCAAAAGAAAAATCAATCAACGAGATGTGCAACAGGAAGCCCAAGAGCAAGAATGCGAGGGCGCTGTGTAAACGATGGGAGAGAAAAAATGCTTGAACGCATACGCACATTTTTTGGAAGACTGATTGGCGCACACGCAAACAAAAAGACCATCGTTGTGGTCGGTTCGGCTTGGGCTTGCGCCAAATGCAGATTGGTATTTTTAACAAAGAGAGAGGGAGACAAGCATGACTGTGCGGAGATCTACGGGGACGGCGTTTGATTGGCAAGGGCCAAGTGTTTTCTCAAGCGATATGAAGATGAAGCAAATGGCAAGTGGGGCTAGAGCAGGTCAGCTTGCAAGTCAACGAGCAATGGATAAGCTCAACGAGAAAAAGCAAATAGTTATTTACAGCAGGGGGAAAGAAAGTGCCAAGACCCAAAAGTGAAATAACCAAAGCCGGAAAAACAATAGGTATTCGTGTGACTCAGAGCGAGTACGAAGAATACAAAAAGCTTGGGGCTGGCAAGTGGCTCAGGGCGTTCTTAAGGGAGCACAAGGTTAAGGAGGCGCACCACAAGTCGCCTTCAATTTCAAAGGAAGAAAAATGAGAGTTTATATGGTGTCTAGCAACAGCGGTTCACGCTTGGTTAGAGCAGGTCACAGAGCGCAAGCATTGCAGTTTGTAGCCGCTCAGGAGTACAACATCCGTGTGGCATCGCAAGATGACTTGATCAAGTGTTTGGCTGAAGGCAAGACGGTTGAGACTGCGGTGTCGCCGGATCAAACTAAGCTTGACTTGGATGGCGGCTCAAACGAAGCGACTCAAGCAATCCCTGAACTTGCGTGACGTTTAAACAGTTCAGCCAAGAGGAGAATGACAAGTACGACCTCCCTGCAAAAAGGGCGGTCGCCTGTTGGCTGGCGTGGGGGCATGGAGTGGAGGCGGCTGAGTATGAGGACTACAGGGTTGACTTGATCCTGCGACTCAACGGCTCTCTTCACGCCTTCATGGAGGTTGAGGTCAGGAACTGGTGGGATGGCAAAAACAATTTATGCCCATTCCAAACCATCCACGTTGGCTTACGCAAGGCAAAGCTGTTGGATAATCCAGCTCCCACTTACTTTGCGGCGGTCACCAACGACTTCAGACACGCCTACATATGCGATGCAAAGAGTATCGTTACAAGCCAAATCAGAGAAGTTTGCAATATCCATGTTCCGCAGGGTGAGTATTTTTATGATGTTCCAATCGACAAGTTCAAGCTTGTAAATTTGGAGTTGCCCTTTTGACCAAAAATGAAAAACAACATTACTCAGCCATTGCTGGACTGGGATGCTCGCTCTGTCGCCATCTTGGCTATGGTGAAACTCCGTGCGAAATCCACCATATACGAAGAGCAGGAAAGAGAAGCAACGCCCCTGTTATCGGGCTATGCCCCGAACACCACAGAGGAGACAGCGGAATCCACGGCTTAGGTCGCAAAGCCTTTGAGAGGAAACACAAAGTCTCTGAGGAGGAGTTGCTTATTGAATCCCTAGAGCTTTTGATAGCTGGAGGTGCTGGCGAGCCACTCGTGCAAGCTGACCTTCAAGCTCGGTTACAAGCTTTAAACGCTCATCTGAAGGAATACTCTGGCTTTTCTGTATCAACCTGATTTGGCTGTTGATCTTGCCCATGTTGTCAGCAATACGGTTCAAGGCGGGGGCGGCTTGAAGTAACTTGACCTTGTCCTCGTCAGCGTAGATGTCCTCAATTGCGCTGTACTCGCCTATAGACTTGTACTCTTTGACAGCCGCAGAAACTTGATTTGCGGTTCTGTACAACTCATAGAAGTCGCCAACCACCTTATCCCTTGTGGGGTCGGTAATGAATGACTTGAAGAATGGTTGCTGTGCAAGATTCTTATCCATTGGGGTTTCGCCCTTGGATTCAGTGACCGCCTTGTCAAACAAGAAGGTCGAGAAGCTCCCCCACTCCGCAAGGTAGCCTTGGATCAGATGATCAATCTTGGCTGGCGAAAGACCAATCTCGCCAAGTCCAGCCTGACTTAAGGCTTTTGCGGTTTCGGAAGCCTTGCGTCCACGCATCTCAACAGGAAGCTTGGACTCGCCAATGCTCTCGATTGGAGTGTATGTAAACAGCGAGAAGTTGGTGATGGCCTCAACGGCTGGCTTAATCAACTGAGGCAATGGAACAGCATCCCCGGGAAGTGAATTGCCAAGGCCGTTTAAATACGATTTGATAACCTGCTGGCCCGTGCTGTTGCCACTGATGTAGCGAACCATAGCCTCTGGAATTGTTTTCATCAGGAAGCCAACCTCGAATGGGGTTGGGATTTTGATGAATCCCTCGCCAAATGGGTTGTGGATCAGCCAGTTGTTGTCACGGATGTAGTCAGGAACCTTCTGATATTCCTCATCATCTTGCATCATCATGGCGTAGGCGATGCTCATAGCGCCCATCATCAATGCTCTGCGTTTAAACATTGCACGAGCCTCTGCTCGTTCTCTGGGTGGTAGGCCGTAGCCGGTGGCGGCTTTATACAAAACATCCAAGCTGGAGATTGCGGCAGACAAGAATGGAGTCATGTGGCGCAGGGCGGCAAGGGTTGGGGAGTTGCCACGAACTGCAAAGTTGATGGACTCACGAGCCTTGTACACAGCTTCGTTGGTGGCATCAACAGTGTTTAAACCACGAGCTAGGGCCTCGCTCAATGCCTTCTTGTAGATTGCCACACGGGTTGCCGCATCGGATGCTTCGTGCATCTCCATGAGTTTGCCCAGCATGGCAGAAGTACCGCCCCTCTTGGAAAACTCCTGACCAGCAGTTTCCAAGAAGTCCTGCAAATCCAGCGTTGAGTCAACAGGGCCAATGACACCACGCTCGGCAAGCAAGCGAGCCTCTGCCGAATCTCTTCTGAGAATGTTGATGTATTCCTTGGCTGAGTGCAAAGGAGTCACCACAGGGCTGTTGGTCAGTGCGGCTTGGATGGGGTCACGAATCAACTGACGAATCCAAAACATTGGGTTCAGCAAAGCGCCAGCACGGAGAACGCCTGTTGCGCCTGACATTGCCTTCATGATGGGGCTGAGTTGGTAGTGCATTGATTCAAATGCGGCTACGTCATTGGGGTTATCCACAACCACAGAGACAATGCCTTCCTTGTCTGCTTGTGGGTTGTTCTGATCTTTGTACCGCAAGTTAATATCGGGGTCTGTTGGGTTGGTGATTCTTGCCAATCCAAGGCCGCTCAATTGATCTACAGCAACTTTGCGGGTTTGGTTCTGATAAGCGCCAGCCACCATTGAGGCGTACTGCTTACTCACGTTCTCCCAAATGTTGCGGAAGAGGTCAGAGCCTTCCAGTCGTTGGATTTTCTTAACGCCCTTTGTTCCTGTGTAGGCGTGACCAAAGCCCTCGCCCATGCGCTCTTCCATGTCTGCAATTGAAGCGGCAAGGGACACATATGACTTCTTGCCACGGTATTCGCTGGCGGTCTTGGCATCCAGCAAGCCAACCTTTTCCCAAAGGTCAACCAGCGAGGTGTTTACATTCTTCCAAATTGAGAATATGTCTGCAAGTTCAGGGACGTTCTGCATCTGTTGCTTTGCCCATGCAATCTGAGCCGCATCAACTTGCTTCTCTCTGTTTAAATGCTTTGATGGTGGGTTTACAGCGTTGTGCGCCGCATCCTCCTGCATGATCTCTTCGCCACGCAAGGCACGAGCAACTTCGGCAACGTAGCCACGACCGTCAAGGCCGGACTCCCGTACATAGTAGTTGCTGTTTAAACCGTCCGCCAGCAGTTGGCTGTTTGCCAAGTTGTTGACTGCATCGTTCTTGATGATGATGGAGCCATCGTTGTTAAGTACAGGTACGCCGCCTGTCAATCCATTCTTGATCAGGTTGATTGATTGCGCTCTTGCACGGTTCAACATATCAGCACGGAGCTGACCCTTGGTATCAAAGATTGGCAGGTTTTGCAAACGCTTGGTCAAGCCAGCATTGGGGTCAACCCAGTTGATGCGGAGCTTTGTCCAAAACTCATTGGGGTCTGTGGTGAAGACTTGATGAGCCGCAGAGGCCGCTTGTTGCACTTGTTGTCCCGCCGTGTAAACAGGTGTCTGTGCGGTGAGTTGCTTGGGTGGTACGTTCAGCGCAAAGCGAATGTCAGGATTGGCTACATCGTATGCGCCAATGTTTCCTGTTGCGGACTTGATTTGGTTTGAGTTGTAAACAGCAAGGTTTTTGCGCCCATGCTCTCTTACATAGTAGCCATCAAATCCCATCGACCTGATGGCATCTTGAATTGGGCCAGACTCAACGGTGCTCCATTCGCCACGCTTGAGCCAAGTTATATCGTCTTTTGACAATTCACCTGATGCCTGCTTTACAACTTTGCTGATGTGCTTTGGATTGTCATAATCAAACGGATTGGTAACCCTGACGTAAACAGGCATGACGTTTTTGCCAACATCCAATCGATCCGCAAGCAATTCTGTAAGCTCATTGCCAATGCCAATAGACTGAGCCGACTTTGACAAAGGGCGACCCATAAAGGTTTCAATGTGTTGCTCCCTTGTGGTATCGACAAACCCATCTGAATTTTTATTTGTGAGAAGCCTCTTGTCTGCAATTGCTTCATCTACAAGCCTTGTAATTAATGGGAGCTTTTCGCTGGTTCCGTCAATCATTTCGCCAAGCTTGCGTATATTCCTTTCCTGCGAATACTGTGTATACGTTGAGGCAAAGTCAGGGTCTTGAGTCAAGAATATTGAGTTTGCCTGTTTTGGCTTGAACTCAGTAATGTCATTGGCACTGCCGTGATACCAAACACCCTTCTCTTGGCTTGGCTTGACAAATTCTTGAAGATTCTTGTCACGCAAGCTGAAGCGAATATCAGGATTGTTGATGTCATATGTGCCAATGTTGCCAGTGGCAGATTTGACTTGTGCGGGATCGTAGACGGCAAGATTCTTTCTGCCGCCTTCAAGCACAAAGAAGCCATCGTGACCAAGCTTCTTGAGAGCTTTTTGCACCTTCTCTGACTCTATGGTAGACCAGTGACCACGCTCAATAAAGCCACGGTTCTTGTCGCCATATTTCTCATCGCCTTCTTTCAAAAAGCGGTTGTACTCTGGTTGGTTTAGCTCTGCGTTAAGCGCATCAACCTGTTGCTTATCGGCAAAGTTAAATGGATTTTTAACACTTGCAAACAATGGAAGAATATTTTGACGAGTTGGCAATTGATTCTTCAGAACGTATGTAACCTCTTGCTCAATTGCAGATGGAATCAATCCAAAAGTCACATCCATTTTAGAGAAGTCAGACTTGATCTCTGCAAATTCTTTTGCAGATATGTCTCCATTTTTGCGAGCAACATTTGCCCCATCCATGATGTATTTGTTTCTCTCTTGCGGAGTTGCTCCGTTAAAGAGTTCTTTGATCATGTAGGCTTCACTTGCATCACCAAAGTCTTCAGCAAATGTTGGATCAGCAGTTAAAAAGATTGCGCCAGCTTGCTTTGGTTTAAACGCAGTGATGTCACGAGCAGTGCCGTGATACAGGACAAGCGGATTGCCTTTGGCATCAACGATCTTGCTGTTGCCAAACCATTGTTTAAACGCAGGGGTGTCTGGTGCTTTGATTCTTGAGGCTGGATAGCCCAAAGTTGACATTGGCTCACGCAAGGAGAACTTGTACTTCTTGGCGATGGGAGCAGAGGGCGGCAAGCTACCAAGGCTTTGCTCAGGAGTCAGCTCTTCCATCAGCTTACGCACAGGAACATCGGTCAATGGATCGCCGCTCAAGGCATATTCAATGGGCGGCAGAGCCGCCTTCTGAGTTGCAAACGGGCGATCTTTGAGAGGTATGGCCTCCACACCCTTGGTGAAGTTTTGCCATGCGTTCTGCAAGCGAGTCTCAGCAATCAGCGCCCACTTAGCCATTGGGTCTTTGGTAACCGCCAAATGATTTCTTGCGGCGGCAAGCTCACCCTTTGGCCCAAACTCAGTTGCAGTGATGTTGTGGGCGTAGTAGTCATGGACTGCACGAAGCAAGTCGTTGTACAGCATGGGATAGCCATTGGCATCCTTCAGCCCAGAGTCTTTTAGCAATGGATGAGATTTAAAGCTTGCGCCTTTTGGCCCAAATGTTTCTGGCGATGTCTTGTAAACACGAAGCTTGTTGTTCTCGCTGACATCACGGCGCACAGCAGAACTGCTCGTGTAAACGTCCTTGTTGTCGGCCTCAACCCGGGAGAGCAAGCCGCCCTTCTTTTTCCAAGCCGAGTCAGGTTGACCATAATTGTCTTGCAAGTATTTGATGGCGCTATCAGCTTCTGCCTCAGTCATGCCACGAGTTAAATCGTCTCTAAGCTCTTTGACTCCGTCTTTGTTGAAGTAGTTGTAGGACTTGCCATCCATCATTACATCGGTGACAACCTCAACTTTGATTGGCAACACCTTGTATTGCTCTTTAAGTTCATTGGCAAGTGCGGTGTATGCCCTGCGGACAATTGGACGCTTCAGGTCATTGGTTGGCAGAGCCTCAAAAACTTGAGCAAGGCTTTTCTGCGCCGCAATCTCATCTTTGCTTAAACCCTTTTGCTTGAAGCCTTCAACGGATTCGCCTTTGAAGTATTCGGCTACTAGCTTTGGACTTCTTGTGTCGGAAGCTTGCTTGGGACGAACGTCACCTGCAATTGATTCGTATCCAAGTCTGGCTCCATATCCATCTCCGTAGACGTAGAGCCGTTCAACACTTGGTTTGACCGCTTTATCGCTTCTGCCCACCACTCTGGCGAGGGCCTTGTCGAGGGATTTGACTTGCTGGATGTATTCTTCATAAGCCTTCTCTGTGTTTTCAAATGGGTCTACAAAGTAAGTGGTGGCAGTCCATTGTGTCTTGCCATCTTTCTCTTTGCCAGCCACAGTGATAGCTGGAATGCCTGTTTCTTTGATGATCTCTGCAAGCTCATCATTTGTCAACTGACGATTAATTCCCATTTTCCAGACGTTGGTGGCGTATGAGCCATCGCCAAAGTCGTGACCAAATGGATATGCAGTCGCCTGACGGACATGAACTTGTTGCTGATTGAAGTTGGTGGCAAACCTCGCCACTGCCGCCATGACTTCTTTGCGGTCTGCCTCTGGGAATGAAAGGGCGGCATTGATGGCTGGCTCACGCTCGGAGCCGTACGCACCCATGACAGGCTCAATGTTTACCTTGGCAGATGTGCCGCTGAGTAGATGCTCAAGATGAGCCTTGGCGGTGTCTTGCAACACGGCGTAGGCTTTCTCGTCACCGGACATGGAGCGGTTATACAGCTCGTTTAAACCGGGTATGCTGGATGTGACGTTCGAGAGGTTGACCGTGATCTTTTCACGAATGTCTTCTTCTTTGCGAAGTCTTACGCCACCCTCTGGCTGGAAGGACTTGTCATAGCTGGAAGCGCCTTCTGCAATCGTCTGTCCAGCGTCACTGCCAACCCATTGAGGGTCTTGCATACCACCGGCAATTTTTATAATTTTTTCTCTGGCTTGCTCAAACGTCTGATCGCCATTCTTGTACTTTGTCCACTGTCCACGAATTGGAGCCTTCATGCTGGACTTCATGTTCTCATCGAACAAGCCCCGCACAGCCTCCCATGTAATGGACTGCATCTCTCTGGCCTTCATGCCGACTTGCTTTGCCGCATCACGATAAGCATCAGCAATCAAACCATATGTGCCACCCACGCCAATGTTGTCGGCAGTGCCTGTTGCGCCAAAGTTTTGAGCAACAGCCAAATCTGAGCCAGCTAAAGCCTCAAATAAACCAGCGGCAACCGCATGGGTGTCAATGGTTACATGGCTGATGTCGCTGTTAGGTGCAACGATGTTGTTGTAGAACGAACGAATCTTGTGTTCAAAGCCAAGCTGTTGGCTGATGTTGTCTCTGCTACCGTTACGGTAGATACTGACTGACTTCTCAATCGGATCGTAGGTAGACCACATCAAAGTTGATTCTTTGATGTCGCCCTTCTTGTCCGGCATATTCATCACCAAGCCGCTAAAGCCTCCTTCTGGAGTGACGATGCGGTATGAACGTGAATGAAAAGCCTCATCGTATGCACGGACAAAGGCGGCGGCAGACTCAATATCCATGTCATTGAGCTTTGTCCCAGCCTTGGCAACCTTCTCAATCTTCTTGTAGGCAAGACCACGCTTCTCTTGCTCTTTGCGATCTTTGGTGTTCTTGACGTAGCTCTGAGCGTACTTGAGCATATTGGCATCCCAAGCCATATCGCCACGCTTGGAAAGAATATCGATGGCACGTTCAGCCATCGAGACATTCTGAAACCAATCCTTCTGAGGAGACATTGCCGCCAAGATGCCCGACACCTGCATATCTGTCAGGCTGTACTCTTTGCCCATCTGCTTGGCAATCTTGTTTGCACCGTCATACCAAAGCTTGCTACGGTTGCGAATTTCAGCAGGGACAGAGTTGTACAAGAAGAGCAAGTTGTTTACGATGTTCTTTTTGAACAAAGGAATCACTTGGTCATCTGCGGTGTCTTTAGGTATAAACCCGTAATCCTTAATTGCCTCAATCGTTCTGGCTTTGATGGCTGGATTTATCTCCATCGCCTCAAGCACAGCCTTCTCATCAATTGAGTAGATGTCTTCCAGCGGATCGAACTTGGCCTTAACGCCTGTAGCGTTCTGGGTGGAGATTTCTTTCTCGCCCTTTGTGGCCTTGCGAACAAAGGAGAATCTGCCGCTTTCTTGCTGTGCCTCACGGCGACCACTCTCCTGATTCATTTGAACCATCAGGTCGAGCGATTTTTCTTCACCAACAAAATCATTAACGGCCTTGTTTAAACGCTTAAAAGCCATCGTTTGATTGCGCTTCATTGCTCCCCGTGACAAGCCCTTTTCTCTGGCGATCTCGCCCATCGACTCTGCATCTGCTCGCCGAACCTTTTCATGCAAGTCCCAAATACTTTGAGGAATGCCTTCTGGCGCTTTGGATGCGGGTTCACGCTTGGCAAATTTACCTTCGGCTATTGCTGGTGCTTGAGGCTTGTACTTGGTAGCCTCAATGCCACGGAAAATGGAGTCTGATGTGTTGAAGCCTTGACCAGAGAAAGTGTTCTTCAGTGATTGGAAGAACTGCCTTAAACGGTACATCAGGTTACCCACCATCCCGGCGGGCAGTTTGTTGTTGAAGTGTTTAAACGCCTCAGCAATACCCTCCTCCTGAAGGTACTCATCAAAGCCGGTCATGTCGCCATTGTTGCCTTCGGCGTACTGATCACGATATAGCTGTTGCCTCTCAGGGGAGATGAACTGAGGAATCCAATCTGACTTAGCCTTGTTGGTCAACACCCGCCACTCTTGCGGTGTAAATGCATTGAGGTTCTTTAGGGCGTGGACTGTCTCATGGCGCATGGCTCCCAAATGATTGTCTGAGTCCAGTGCCACGGTGATTAGATTTTCGGCGTAGTAGCCATCGGCCTGACCGTTGCCAAGGCTGTCCATGATTTGCAGACCAGTTCCCTCTAAGCCATACTTCTTGAGCGCAGGGATCAAAGTCTTGCGAACCTCTTGCACCTTTTGCTGGACTTCGGGGGCGATGACTGGAGTCGTTAAAACTGGAGGAACGGTGTCTAGGACGGTCTGAAAGACCTGAGACAGGTCTAGTCTTCCTTGGGTATCAAACTCTTGCTTGGCGGCTTCAAACTGGGTTCTGAGCGCAGGGTTTTGTTTCAAGCCATCTGACAGCTTGAGAGCCAAAGCGGCAGACTCTTCTGGGGCTACAGTGGGTTGAACCGTTGCGGCTTCTGGAGCCAGCAAGGTGGCATTCTGTTTACCCAGCGCCTCAATCTCAGCTTGAGTAGAAGACAACTCCCGACCCAAAGGAACGGATGTGTCGATAGCGCCACCGATTGGGGTGGTTGAGGTAAGTGGAGCTTTCTCTTGGTAAAGCTGTTGGCCCTGAGCCAAGCCTGCATCAACGGCAGACTGTTTAAACGTCTCAGGAGCAACCCCGGTGGGGGCAATACTCTGATCGGTAAGGGTGTTGGCTTGATCGGTCAGGGGATTTGTCTGATCGGTAAGGGGTCTGATACCCTGATCGCTTGGACGAGCAGGGCCTTCTAAGTACCGACCAACTGGGGCAAGTGTGCCGCCAAGGACAGCGCCGCCAATGAAACTGTCAAAGTATTCTTTTCTGGCTTCTGCGTCCGTGATGTTTAAACCAGCTTGCAAACGCTCGATGGACTGTTGGGCCGCCTCGGTCAAACCCTCTCTGGTTGCCGTCTTTGCAGTCACGCCGCCATAGTCTTTGAGGGTGGACATCAACCCACGCTTGGCAATATCTACCGCCTCTTTTTCGGCAAGTTGGATTCCTGCGGAAGCAAACATCCTGCGGATAAGCGGAGTCATCCCCAGCGAATAGGTGTCAAGCAATGCTTGAGGAACAGCGCCAGCAACGGCATAGCCAAGATTGGTTTCTTCAAGACCTTTCTTGTCGGCTTCCATTTGACGAGCAAGGTTGGAGCCGGTGTATTGAGCAGTACCAGCTAAACCAGCGGCGATTGCGGGGGCAAGGATAGGCGCACTTGGAACGGCGAGCATACCAACGCCAGCGGCGGCAACTGGAGCCGCTATATAAGGGAGAGAGCCACCAAGCAACTCACGAAACTTTTGCCCAGTAGGCTCAAGAAAATCTTTTTCTGTTGGCTGAAATATTTCTTTGGAACGAGCTTCGTGCTTGGCGCTTTCTGCCTCGGCTTCCTTTATTGGAAGAATACCAAGCTTGCCAGCGGTTTTATAGGCATCCGCTTGTATCTGCTCTATGGATGCTTTTGCCGCTCCAGTGAAGCCGGTATCACGCACAGAGGGTGGAGGTGTCTTGTAGGTTTGCGCCGCAAATTGAAGAATCGCCTGATCAGAAGCCCCCTCGGGAGCTTCGATTTCCATCACACTGCCGTCAGGAGCCTGAACTTTGAAGATTGGCATTTTTATTTGACTCGTTTAAACCCTGTTGTGTCTATTATCGGCGGCGCACTGGGCTCTTGGCTGGAGTATTCATCCTCTGGAATTTCTGGGAACAGCTCTTTTCTGAACCTCTTGGTGACTGGGCTGTTGTTAAATTTATTCTGAGCCTGCACAAGAACTTGATTTGCTTGATTTCTTAGCTTTTCCGCATCCGCTGGCAATACCGCTTTTTCGGCTTGTTCCATCAATTTTCCGTACTGGAGTTTTGCGTTTTCAAAGTGCATTTTTTCATGGTAGTCCATGCTTCTTTGTACGCCAGCACGTTTGTCTTCAACGTCCTTTGCAAGCTTGCGCTGAAGCTCTAACTCTTTGGCTGTCTTGTTCTCTTTGGCTATTAATTGATCAAGCTTTAGCCTGTCTCTTCTAAGCTCAAGGGTTTGAGTCTGCGCTTCTTTTGCAAGCAACGCCGCATCTTTGTAACGCAACACAGTGCCTTGCATTTGCATAAGGCGAGCATCTTCTGCGGCGCTTTGTTTGCGGTTCTCTTGCAACATACCCAAGCCAGCCATCTGACCCTTGGCAATGTTGGTCAAGGCATTGGGAGACTCGCCGCCCATCGTGGCAAGACCAGCCATGATCATTGCATAGGCTTTGTCTTCTTTCCTTTGCTTTGCATTGGCCTCTTCTTGCTTGGAAAACTTCTCCATCAGCTTGTCGTACTCAGGAGAAATGCCTGTCACGTTGCCCATCTGATCAACTGGAGCCTCGGCCTCCTTGTCTGGCTGTGACAGAGCCATGAGTGCCTCATTGACATTCTCAGGGCTTACTTTGCTGATGTTGGGTGATGGGACGGGGCCAAGCTCGGCTTGCCTCTCAACAGATGTCTTAGCGCCATCAATCTGCGCTTGAGTTGGAGCCACCAAGGGTTTTGGATTTACAGGTCGTGCTGGTTTTGCTGGCGCAGGTGCGGCTGACTTTGCCGCCTTGTTTTTGATGTCCTCTGCAAGCGCCTTTTTGTCTGCGTCTTGAATTTTCCACTCTGGATTGCCTGTTTGGCGCAAGAACAATTTTTCCGCAGAAGAAAGACCGTGCGGCTTCTTTTCAACATCCATTATTTCAAATCCACCCATACCCATTGGGTCGCCGCTCACAAGGTCGCCAGTTTCAAAATGTTGGACTTTGCCGCCAGACATATATCTTTGAACGGCTGGGCCTTGGAAAGGCTCATAGCCAAAGGCTCTCTTCATCTTGCTTTCGTAAGAGTCAGGAATGATTGAGCCGCCCTCTGCATAGCTCTTAACCTCACCACCCTTTGCCAAAGCGGTGACCATGAACTTCTCTAAGTAGTTGCGTGTTTCCTTTGGCAACATTCTTGGATCAGCGCCCCTCTGGAGCCATTTGTTGGTGTTTCCCTCGCCCCAGTTGTAAGCAATGGCAACAAGCTTAGGATCGCCGTACTCACGCATCAAATGCCTAACGTGCCTATTCATGGCATCGGAGGATTGTCTTGGGTCTGTGGGATCAATCTTGTACTGTCCAGCGGTCTTTGGCATGAATTGAGCAATACCAACAGCGCCAGCAGATGAGACTGCTGTTTCAGGATTCTTTATGCCGCCTGTTTCGTTGTTCAACAAGCGCAGTGATATCTTTGGATCGACACCATACTTCTTGGCATCTTGAGCAACGATGTTGGCATATGGGTGATCCAATGGATTAGGAATGCGCTTGGGTGTTTTTGTCGGAGTGGCCTTTACCTCAACACGCTCTTGCGTCTTGGGAGGTGCTTGTGGGCTTATCTCTTGGGTGCGCTCTTTGGTCACCTCACGAACTTCGGGGCGGCTTTGCTCTGGAGACTTTTGAATGACAGAGCTTCTCTGCATATCGTATTGCTTGGATGTTGGAGATGCCAAGGCAACAATCTCAGGAGGCGTTGAGCGAGAACTTGCCATTGTTGGGGAGGCAAACTTGTCGCCACCATAGGTTTCCATGATCCTGTTTAAATAGGCTTGATGACGATTAAACTCGTCTTCTTCTGGGTCTTGGCCCTCTCCATCAACATAATCACCTTCAGCAAAGGCAACAACACCGCCACCTGCAAATTGAGGTTGCATCTGACCCAGACCACCCATTGCAGGAGGTTGCTGTTGAGGCATTGGCTGACCTTGAGGAGCCATGTTTTGAGCGGGTTGTGCGTTCTTTGCCATCAGGCTTTCCAGCACGGTGGTGGGAGCCATTGCTTGAGGAGCAGATTGAAGCGCTTTTGTCTTTGCAACAGCATCCATCATCTCCGCTTTGCGAGAAAGGATGGGCGCAACCATCTCGGGCATGATCTGTTTCTTTTGCGCCATCTGCATAATCATAGATTGCGGCAGTTTTGCCAGATCATCAAGAGAGTGTTTCTGTTGCTTGAGTTCGCTCAAAATGCTCATTTCAAAGCTCCAATATTATTTAAATAATTGATTAAGTCCATACAGGGTTTGCAAGCCGCCAGTAAACTGGCTTGCAAAACTTGGCGGAGGAGTTGTTACTGTGGTTTGACCGCCCGTCTGAACAATAGGAACACCACGAAGAATGTTTGCCATGTTGCCAACTTGCTCCATTGAGAAGTCTTGCTTACGCATCAGATCGGCATACTGGGTATCTAGCTGTTGTTGTTGAACGGCTTTTTGCAAATCACCATAAGCACCCTGCGCTTGTAGGTTTGCAATGTTTGCTCCAGTGGATTTTGTAGCAGTGTCTGTCAATCCTTGCGCCTGAGAGAGCTGGGTCTTCATGGCGTTTTCATACGCCGTGTTGTATCCCTTGCCAACAATGTCAGACAAGTTTGTTTGTAAATTTTTATTGGCTTGCTGTTGAGCAAGAATGTTTCTTGCGCCGCCATATGATCCGGCACGAGCCGCACCACGATCTTGAGCAACAGAGTTGATCCTTGCGTTTTCTGTCGCCTGTCGGATTTGAGGATCTAAAGCAAGTTGCGTGTACGGATTCATGTACCTGCCAACTTGGTTTACATCTGTCATGCCTCCGTAGATATCCCTTGCTTGACCAAAACTTGGATCAAGTTTTAATCCCTGCAATTGTTGACCTACTTGCTGTTGCATTGGAGAAAGACCGGCAATGCGATCGGAACCATACAGGCCAGCCGACCTTAGTGCATCACCATACACTGTGTCGTAATTACGAGCAGTTAACTCTCTGGCTCTAGGCAAAATGCCCATGTCGCCTTTGCCAGCGGATGATTCGGCCTGATTGAAATACGGCATCAACTCCGGTGGAATTGATTGTTGTCCCGATACTGTGGTGGTTGAAGTTGGCATGATTGCTCCTTAAGCTGGCATGAACTTTGTTGGATTAATTTGCTTCCCCTGTTTGGGGTTGCCAGTCCTTGCTTTGCGAATTCGATTCATCATTGCATAAAGTTGTTTGGCTCCGGCTTTAGATGAACCATTACCCAAGTGAGAAACAACATCAGCAGGAATGACAAACTCACCATCTGCAAGGCGAGCCTCTTGCTTGCCGTCAATATTTGCACGAATTGAATCGCTCATGCCATCGCCGCCACCAGATAAAAATCTTGGCTCTCCGCCACGAGCATAGCCGCCAATTCCGTATGCGGGAATTTCTCCACCCATCGCATACATGGGCATTTGACTGCCTGATTTGAAGTCAAAGCCGCTGGTAATGCCTCCAGCCTTTAGAGTGTCTGGTGTCTCGTAACCATCTACAGCGCCACCATCGGCATATAAAAGCTCGCTGTCTTTATCGTACAAAACCTCTTGCGAGTTTAAATTTTGTAAACCGTAATTGTCATACAGCGTTTTTTGACTTCTTGGATAAAGAGCTTCTTGTTGAGTTGTTTTTTCTGGATCGGGCTCGTACGGATACAGGCTGACCGTTTCTCTTGCACGAGCAATTGCCTCATCAATCATCACTTGATTTTTTTGATACTCTTCGTTTGTGATTGAACCAGACCGAAGCCGCTCATCATTTTGCAATTTTTCGGCTTCTTTTTCTGCAATTGTTTGCATGGCGAGAAGACCAAGACCGCTGTATGAGGCTGTACTCATGCCTGCATTAACGGCAGATGCGGCTGGCATGATTCCACTGATACCTTCTGGGCCAAAGCCAGTAAGGTTTTTGATTCCTTGACCAGTTTGAGCGGCCTTATCAATCATGCTAGAGCCAAGACCTTCAAGGCCAGATGGTGAAGGAGGCGCTCCAAAGCTGGCATTTTGAATCCCCGCCATACTACTGCCGCCGGGCAGTTGACCGGGATTTATTGCGCTTTGGGTGTACCCAATTTCGCCAGTTGGCGTGTACCCAACTTGTGCAGAGCTAACTGGATTTATGCCAGAAGAAGCGGCGTTGGACAGGCCGTAATCAACAGGAGATACGCCTGCGGTGTTTACGGTAGGGGGGGTGCTAGAAGCCAAGGAGTAATCTGTTGCTGGCATAGAGCCAACTTCAACAGGAGGATTAAAAGCTTCTGGGCCTGTGGCGGTGGTTATATCGTACTCTGCTCCACTTCCATAAGGGTTTGGCGCTCCTGCACTTGCCAAACTGGTGGCAAGACTTCCCACGCCATAGCCTTGCAAGCCGCCCATAATTGCGCCTTGCAAATTAAAGCCGCCCTTGCCTTTATTTGTTGCGCCGGAGAGTGCGCCAACGCCAGCAGAGCCCATTGGCCCTAAAGGAGTAAAAGCCATCGCCACTTCAGCTAGAGTCGTCCAACCTCCGGGAATGGTGTCGGCAACAAAATCATCAATTGAGTTACCAAGGTCGCCAACTGCATCACCTACACCACCAACAACATCACCAACGGCATCACCTACACCACCAACAACGCCTTCGACAACATCGCCAACGCCACCAACAACTTCGCTAAGGACATCGCCAGCGCCGCCAACAACACCTTCAACAATATCGCCAGCGCCACCTGCTAAATCTCCAACAGCATCTTCAATAAAGCTCAATCCGCCGCCACCACCACCACCACCGTATATGCGACCACCAAGCTTTAAGCGGGTAGCTGATTCACCAAGTGGTTCGCCCAAGGCATATAGTTGTCTGAGTGAGTAGTTCATACGTTAGCCATCCATGTGTAGTTAGGTTTGTCAGACTTCATTACCTGATATCCCATAATTCTCATTAACCGCATAATTTGCGAGTTAAGAGGAGCCGAACCATACACTCGCTCAAGATCGGAGCTACGAATTTTTTGCTCAAAATCTTTCATTGATGCGCCAATGTTAGCTGGTCTATCAACGCTATAAATGTGTAGTTCAGCAAGATTTTCTCCAATTGCAATAAGCAAAAGGACAGTGTTTTGACTTTGGAGGATGATTCCTCTGCCGCTTTTTAAGAGCTTTGAAACGCCAGCGAGAACCTTTGCGGCTCCTACTCTTTTTGTTTCGGGGTCATTTGCAATGATTTCAGAGGGTTTCATAGCGGCCTCAAGGCGTTAAATTGTTGAAATAGTATCATGTTTAAACAGTTTGACAAAGGGTTAAACCGTTGTGACGGTTACGCTTCCGAGGTCTACGGTGGCAGAAAAACTTGCGGCATATGCCTTGTAGTCAACAACGATCATGAGAACGTCACCGTCCTTGTAAACAGATCCAATGGGTAGGTTAGCGCCTGTGACTGGGAGCCTTGACAAGACGATTGAGTCAACTTGGATGGGGGTCGTTGAGTCCAAGAGGCTGAAATAATTACCCAGCACACGAACAAGCTGGTTCATAAAATTCACATCGTATGCCGTTGACGGCTTAGGAAGAGTTGGCGCTGTAAACTTTAAGAGTGCCATCAGCGAGTCCCGTCTCGCCTGCCATCAAGGCGAGGTGCGCCAAGTTGCCATTTCACACCCAAATTTGCAGACTCAATCTTGAAGCCCATTTGTCTGGCACGGGCACGAAGAAACACTTGGTTGGTGTATTGATCTACAGCAGTCTGAATAACCGGCTCGTCAGGCTCATTTTGGTACGCACCTCCGGGGAAGTTCCGTGGCTTCATGGTAATAAGAACTTCTGGGCTTGCGGCAGTTGAGCCGGTAAAGTCAACGTCTGGAATTATTCTTCTAATAAGCATCAGGCGCTCGCCATCATCCAAATCAACATCATTTGAGGTTATGAACGAATTCATTGGGTTGGTGTCATCATCGCAACCTTCTTCTTGGTTGTAATAGTAACCATCAAAGCTAACCGCCTGTGGATACTGACGCAGAGGACTGTCGATCCAAGCGGTTCGGTTTATTGTTCCGTAATACCAAATAAGATCAACGTGGTTCCAAATAACGTAACTGTCGTTCTCTGTTGCGTCTGCGCTTGGATAAAACCACCAAACCTCATTCCATCCCTCGTTTGTTCCGCAAATGATTTGATCTACTTGTTCGTAGTTTAAGTTGCCAAAAACATGGTTTCGCAAAGAGGTCGGCAGGGTTGTAACTGTACCGTTGTACATATAAAACTTATCCAACCCCATCCAATAGGTTGTGTTGTTGGCTGTCGCCTTGGCTCTTGGGCTGATAATGGAAATATTGTCAGCAAGCTGTTGCTGACTAAATATGTCATTTGTTCCAGTGAACTGCAACGAATAAAGAATTGATGTAGTCCAAACCAAAATCTCCTGCCTTGTTCTTAAGGCGCAAATAATCCTTGAGCCTGATGGCAACTGAAGAAATCCAGCAGAATTTTCAATTGTTGGAGTCCAGTTAAAAGGATCGTCAATATCTGACCAGCGAATCAGCAATGGGTTAAAGGTGGTTAATCCATAATCATTTGCGCCAAATGCCAGAAGAATTTTTTGATTTTGAGAAACCAGCATTTGGGTTGCTTGAATTGGGGCATCACTTGCTGTTGGCATATATTGAAGCTCGACAGGCGGCGTGAAGTTAGGGTCACCACCGGTTTGGCTGTATGTCCAGTAGTAGATGGCTCCACCACGGATATTCATCACCACATCATTGTCAATGTTGTCAAAAAACCAATCTCTTTGAGGGTTGATAACGGGAGCCGCCGCCCCCTGACCCCATGCCTTGCGGCTCCAAGGGCCTGCACCCCAGCCGTATCCAGTAATAGAAATTGGATTACCAATGTTGATTTGAAACCCTGCATAGATAGCCGTTCCTCCGCCCGTTACGCTGGCTGAAGTTGCGCCACTTGTTACGGTGAAGCTAAATGTATTGGCATCAATGTATGTAATTGTTTGTGTTGTATTTAGCTCTGAGGCAGGAATTCCGCCAAAGGTTGTAACGCCAGCAAATGTGACTCCATCGCCCGTCACAGCGCCATGACCAGCAATAACACAAGTAATAACTTTTGAACCAACCGCCCCTGTTGTCAGGCAATTGTTTGTTGTGGCTGGCGCAAAAATTACTCTCAGCGGGGTTATGTCGTACAGAATCGTTCCAACCTCCGCATAAACACGAGAGCTTGTGCCAAGAAACATAATATTGTCGTCAAAACTGGTGACGTAATTAAACATTTGGCGGCAAACACCCAAAAGTTGAGAGGTGCAATATTTGAGCCAGCCGCCTATTTTTTGCGGATTGCCAGACAAAAACCTAATTTTGTTGCACTCATACCAACCACCCTCGCCCCTGTAGTTGGTTTGATCCCTGTTTAAACCGGGCTTATAAATAAGTTTTTGTAGCGCCATGATTAACCTTTAGGCAACAAGACCGTTTAAATATACTGTTTTACCCGCCATCTTGGTAGCCGTAAGCTCTTGCTTCTTGAGATTGTTTGGGTCATAGGAGACATGAACCCAGCCGGAGTCAGGGATGCCGGGTGTGTAGAACTCAAGGATAAGCTGTGTGTAATCCAAGTTGTCCATGATCCACTGAGCAAGATCGGCATTTGGCACACCGGGGATCTCAATATCAGCCGCCATGCCTTTGCAATGGTCTGAGGTGGGAGAGCCATTTGCCGCACGGTTCAACTCAACCCCACGGAATGCTGAGTTCACCTTGACACCCTTGCCAAAATGATCTCGCACAGGCTGAAGAACCCTCTCACATAAGAGACGAAGGCTTTCAACCTGTCGATCGTCAGGATTGTTCTCAATGTTTAAACGCAGTGCAGTCTCAGATTTTGTGAGTTCATGCAGGGAGAAGTTGGTTGATAGGTTCATTTGAAGCTCCTCATTTGTTCGTATTGGTCGATGCAGGTGTTGAGGTTGCGGATGGCTTGGTCGCCTCGGCTGGTGAGATCGACAAGAGCTTGAGCAACTCGTCCGTCAAGCTCGGCTCTTGCTTCTGTATCTCCAGAGGCAGGGGCGGTATCTGTGGGGGCTGATACGGCGCACTCGGGGGCTTTGACAGGAATGAACAGCTTGCGCTCACCAGAGGCAAGATCAGTACGAAGCTTAGTTTCTTTAATCCGTGCAACATTGTTTGCTTTCCTTAAAGTCTCGGCATAGGTTTGAGCAACTTCACCCATGCGCTTTTCGGTTTCTCTTGCCTCATTGTTTAAACGGGCTACCTCAATCTGTTGTCGGGCCTCTTCATCGCCTGACCCCTTTAGGTAGCCACCGGCAAATGATGACAGCACCGCTGTGACGATGCCGAGGATCACCCAAGGGTTAAACAGGCTCATGGCTTTGGTGGCTCATCGTTATCAGTGGCTTCGGCCTTGGCGCTTGCGTTGGCAATTGCCTTGACTCCTGAGCGACCAGCAACACCGCCAAGCACCCCGGTAATAAAAACCATGATGGTGCTGATTTGCTGGGTGTATACCCTGTCAATTGCCGCCATCTGCCCATTCATGGGTTGGGTGACAAACGAAACCGAGTACAGGAACATACCCATAGAGGCCAAAAGAATGGTCACCAAGACCACAATTACGAATGCCCATACCCTGACCTCAATCTCGTCAGAATTTAGGCGGCTGTTAGGTTTGTATCCAATGGTAGGCATCACTTCTTCTCCTCTGGTTTAACAAGCATCTCAGGACAAGTGCCAGCGGCGGTGCATATTGGCGGCTTGCATTCGGTATTTTCCCAATTCTTGGGGTTTTGGCATGGGTAACGATAGCGGTCTTCACAGCCGGTTACAAGAATCAACATGACAGAAAGCAACCAAACTTCAAAAATATTCATTTTTCCTTCTCCCGCTTTTGCCGTTCGACTTCACGCCTTAATTTTTCAATCTTCTCCAATTGCACCTTGGCCTCGTGCTTCGCCTCCAAAACATCAAGATACAACATCCCAAGCATTGGAAGAAGCAGGGCGACCAGCACACAAGCGGCAATCCAGCCCACTATGTCTTCCCCAAGCGATTGACGAACAGGAGCCACATCCACAGGTAAAGGAGGAATATAGTAGTCGCTACTAGGTACACTGACTTTTGCTGGAAGTTTCTTTTTGCCTCCCGCTGTTGCCATTGTTTAAACCTTTCCTTCGCCTCTTCTTTCAGTCTAGCGCCTTCCTGCTCCTCCTTGATGGTGTCTCGCATCTCAAACACTTTGGAATACATCGCCCCCATTTCGGGTGGAGATTGGTACACCATGACCTCTCGAATCGTCTTTTCCAGCTCTGCCATCTGATCTTGAGCCATGACCCTCTTAAGGGCTGACTCCATCAAGTTTGCATCGGGGTCATAGACGCTCCGGCTTTTTTCTTCCTCTTCCCTTATGTGCGTAGCAAGCTGTTCCTGTAGTTTGAAAAACTGGGTAAGCTGTTCTACGACACCCGCCATGACTTTAGTTTCGTCAACGGCAACATACTTCTCCTTCTTTTTCGCCACAGGCTTGCTTTGGGTCGGCTCTGGCGCACCGCCAAACATTCTTGCCAATTTTCCCCAGAAGCCATATACCTCCTGTGCAACTCCAATAGCCTCGTCAACCGTTGCCTTGACCTCCATGAAAGATGTCTTAGCCTGCTTGTATAACTCACAACCTTCTTTGATGGCGGCGACACAAGCATTTGCGGCAAAGAGAATGGAGATTGGATCAATGATTACTCCGCAGGAGGTTGCTCAGAAGCGGCCTTCGCTTCCTTTTGAATAGCCTCTATGACCTGAAAGACTTCAGTGTATGGGCGTGTTCCAAGGTATTGCAGGATGGCGTTTACCAAGTTGGTTGAGAGTTTGATGTCGTTCATGGTTTAGGCTCCTGTTATCGCTTTGATTTCGTCAGCAGTCAGACCAAGTGCAGACAGCTTTGCAAGTGCAGATGCTTTAGTTGACTGTGCCGCCTGTTGTGCGGCTTCTATTTCTGCCTGCATTTCAATCAATTTGGCTTGAGCCTGAGCAACATCGTACTCAACAATATTGTTGTTTTGGTCGTATGCAATATCACCTCGGACAGTTATAACTGAAGGATTGCTTGCAAGGATAGCGTGGTGTAGGTTAATCATGCCGCAATCTCCAAAAGTGTCATTGTTAAAAAAGACTGAAATGGAACAGTCAGCGATTGAGAATTGCTGATGCTAATTTGCATTTTGTATGTTGTTGCGCTTGTTGTTGCTGGCGAATCTAAATACACAAAACTATTTTGAGCGGGAAAAAAATCAGTCCAAGTGTTGTAATTAAAATTGATAGCACTTCTGGAGCTAGTCAATTGGGTTGACCCTCGCACAATATAAAAATACATATCCCCATAACTAATAGAAGTCTGTCTAGATGTGTATCCGTTTCCATTCATCAAAACCAAAATTTTGCTTGAGGCACTTGTTGGTGTAATGGACGCAGACAAGGCGGTGTCAACTGGACTTCCAGAAGTAGTGGTTGTTCCAGTTGCCGTGTAGCTCTGTACAACCTGCAACACACTACCCGCTGGCAGAGATGCTTTGGCAATGCTTTGTGCCGCTGTTGTTAGAGTGCCAGTCATCACCACATTGCCGCTTGCATTGATACGCATAGCCTCGACACCACCCTCGCTAAACCCGATGATGTCTGTGCCAAAGAAGATACCTGTGTTTGCATCTGCTCCCCTGATAGCAGGGGTTGCGGCACTACCATCAACATCGGACAGTCCGTCTGTGCCTGAAAGAATTAAACTCATGCTAATTGCTCCTCTGTAGGTTTAGCCAATGTTGGGTGCTCCCACTTGGCTATGTAGTCACCTTTGCCATCGCTGTCGTTTTGTAGACAAATCGCACCATTCATAAAATCGTATGTTGCAAGTTCTGGGTATAGAGAAATTATTTTTTCGTAGAGTGTCATCATGCGCTCCTTACTATGTATCCGCAGAAGTTTGTTAAATTGTCCGAAGTATTTATACTAGTATTGCCGCCACTTTCTTGATATGCATAAGCCTCAACATAGTCAGATGAGCCATTCATAGACACAATAGCTACGCCCGTGTAAACGACACCACCACCAGCCGCAGAACCGGGCACAAGCGAACCGTTTATATTAACTCCATTTTTATAAAGAAGAATTCCAGCTCTGCCAGAAGCTACACTGGCAAAAAATTGAGCCTTAAACCAGTAATAACCAGCAACAGTGGGTGTAAACCTATAATTTGTAGTGGGGTCGTAGTTGTTGTTTGTGTCAAACTGCTCATTACTAAATGGTATTTTTGTAGCAACACCGCTTGCTACAGTAAGAGCACTGGCATACGCAAGAAACGCAGGGCCATTACCAGTCACGTTAGCGGCAAGTGCGGCTTGTGGAATAGATGCGGCAGGCAGTACAGGGGCTTGTGCAAACGTAACAACCTGACCTGATGAAATAGATACCGCCGTTGTCCCCGCAGTTTGAAGCGCCAACACGCCGCTGGTGTCAGCAGTCTGGACTAGACCAGCAGTGGTGCTGGCATTGATTGTTACAGCCATTATGTGTTCTCCTCATCTGCGGGAAGTGGTGTGTTGCCCTCTGCAAGCCACTTTAGGTAGGCTTGGTAGTCTGTGTTGGCAGGGTCAAAAGGGATGCCTCGGCTTATGCCAAGTTCATCAACAACAGAAACAGAAATAACTGCGTTTGAAAAAAAGTCTTTACAAAGTTTGGCTGTAATGATTTTCATAACTCGGCTCCAGTTAATTCTAAAAATCCAGTTGTTCCTGTTACTAAAACTTTTCCTGCTAGACCTGTTGTTGCCGTTAACCCGCTAGTAGTTAAATCAGCATCAATATAATTTGTTGAAGAAAAGTTTGTACCAACAGTGATACCTCCACCCACAACGCCGTTATATCCAACAGCGCTATTAAAAGATGGCGTAGGTGTTGCTCTCATTGGTACATCTAACATAAAACCCCATCTAGTAATTGAAGTTGCACTGACGGATATACCCGAACCAAATGCTGTGTATCCACCATTACTACCATAATATTTTCTGTAATAGCGATAGCACAAAGCCAACTCAGTCCCATAAGGTCTGTAATCAAATGATGTTGCTGTTGAGCCTTTTTCTAGTTGTACGCCTGTGATGTAGAAAGTAGCAGAACCTGTACCAACAACTGAGACTGTTGAATTTGGCTGAATAATATTTCCAGCACCCCATGCACCTGATGCCGCTGTAAAATTAGAACCAGCACCTAAACCAAGACGCAAATAAATTCCAACGCCATTTGTTGTTAACCAAGTCCCAGATGTATCACCAGCAATAGTTACCGAAATAGAAGTCCAAGTATTTGCAGTTGAAATTGTGTAACTAAATGGGTAAGACCTATTTGCTGCGCTGTTTGTTAACGCTCCACCAAATGTCCCAGTAAGAGAGCTATAGGCTAAAAATGATAGCGTTACAGTTTTAGCATTTGCAGTACCCCAAGCTAAATCAGTTACATTCAATCCTTCAATTGGTTGCGAAAAGAAAAATAAGTCACTAGCACCAACAGATACAGCAGAAGCAACTGTAAAAGCCAAGTAATTTGTAAACCCAGCCGCTACACGGGTTGCAAATCCTGTTTCGGTAGCAGATGGTGTTTGCTGTGCTGTAAATTTTGATGCTTGTGATGCGCCATAATAAAATCTATCTACAAGGTATTGTCCATTCGTCGGCGTAACACTCGCCCCCGCATTCCTTTGGTCAATCACCATCGCACCATTGATGATGCGGTTCTTGAAGCCGTAGTAGCCAGTTGAAGTTCCAGTGCCACCATAAGCTTCGGCAACAGTACCAGAAGAAATTGCGCTACCGCTGATGCCTGTCGAAGATGCTGTAGTCAGCATAGTCCCGCTTGCGGCAGGCAAAGTCACAGTCACCGTACCCGCTACCGCAGGAGCAGATAGCGTTACAGCCCCGCTTGTATCTCCATTAACAACAACGCTTGCCATAATTTCTCCTTTACTGGATAACCCAGCGTGAACCTGAACTGACTGTCACCGCTTGACCACTTGCCACAGTGACTGGCCCCGCTGACATTCCTGAATACCCTGCCGCAATCGTGTAGCTTGTTGCAACCGTTTGGCTGTTTACCACAATGCCATTCAACGCAACAGGCACTGTTGCTTGCAACTCGCCCGTGCTTGGCTTGTACAACAGCTTGGCGTTGCCTGTGTAAATGGTCAATGCCGTGCCACTTGTTGCACCTGCAAACAAAGGATAGACGTTGGTTGAGGTGCTTGTGTCGTTGCTGATTGTTGCGCCGCCAACCGAAGTCCAAGCAGGAGATGAGCCGCTATAGCCTTCAAACTGATTGGTGGTTGTGTTGTAGCGCAACATACCCACAGAAGGGCTTGCGGGGCGTTGTGTGGTTGTGCCTGTGGTTACTTTTAAAGTTGTTACCTGCACAAAGTCAGAACCATTCCAAGCGCAAATAATTGACGATCCTGATGGAATTATTGCGCCAGTGGTTGCCGCCCCCTTGAGAATAACCTCACTGTCAGATTGATTGACAACCGTATATAGCTTGCTTTTGGATGGGGCAATAATATTTCGTAAAACTCCGGGGGAGCCAGTTGGAATTAAGATTGCCATTCGAGCCTGATTAGATGCCCCGCCGCCTGTGGTGGTTAATGTCCAGTCCCCAGATGCAACACTCTGTGTTGCCACGCCAGCGATAGAGTCATCCGTCAGTTGAGTGATGGAGTTGTTGACGGTGTCACCCCAAGTCCCAGAGAGTTCTCCAGTGACGGGTAGCGCAAGACCCAGAAGTGATGTATATGCTGTTGCCATGATTTACCTCAAGTTGCTACTTCTTCCCAATTAACTGTCTGATCATCGTCAACGGATGACCAACTGGGAGTCTGCGGGTTATTGATATTTTGCCAGTTTGCGGTCTGATTGTCATCTATGATCTTCCAATAAACAGCAACCACAGAGCCTACCGCCCCTGATGCTTGATTTCCTGTTAAAGCAAATGTTCTTGCTCCGTTACCAACCGTTCCCACAACAGCGCCTGACTGATTGCCGGTTAGGTTGACAGTCACCTCAAAAGAAACCGAGCCAACCGAGCCATTAGCCTGATTGCTGTTAATCGGAACAACTACCCCGCCCGGATAGCCATAAGCCTCATCACCGGTCAATTCAATTGCCCTACTGGAAACAGCAGTGCCAACCGCACCCGCCGCCTCATCACCAGTCAACGCAACTTCTTTGCCGTGAGTTACCGTCCCTGCAAATCCTGAAGCCGCCGCCCCCGTCAAGGCCAGTAGCGTGGCTCCACGAGAAACCGTGCCTACACCGCCGCTTGCCAAATCTCCAGTCAGTGCAACATTTTTGCTGTGGACAACAGTGCCAACAGAACCAGATGCAGAAACCCCAGACAAGGCGACTACAAGAGAGCCTCCTACATTGCCTACGTTTCCATAAGCAATATTTCCATCTTCTGTCGGGTTGTTTGTCTCAGCAACGTCCCCAACATTCCCAGAAGCCAATACCCCACTTAATGCAACAGTCAGACTGGACGAGACTGATCCAACAGAGCCAGTCGCCTCATTCCCTGTTGGATATACCGTCCCTCCACCCCAAGGGCCGCTACTCCATGTACCGTCACCCCAGCCGAGAGACATGGACTACCTCTTAGGTGGTAGCCAAGCGCAACAAAGCGGTTGATGTGGTGTTTGAAGGCATTGTCAAAGTGAAAGTGCCAGCCGTGATGGTTTGTGAGCCAAAGGTGTGGACGCTCACAGCCTTGTTGCTCTGTGTAGAGTTGTAGATCAAAACGCAATCAAATGCTGTAGCCAAGGTCACAGTTGTGTATGTGATGCTTGCTGATGGAGTCCAGTACGCCACGCCAGCAGTTGCAGAGGAGTTGGTTGCTGTTGGTGCGGTTGCGTTGGTCACCGCCACGCCGCCAGCGGTGTAACCTGTGCCTGTCACCTCTCCCGTTGAAGAGTATGCGGTTGTAGCCGCATTTATGGTGGCAGAGGTCAGGTACAAAGCCGCCTTAAAGGAATCAGCCGCACCTGATGCACGAACAGGGGCAGTGCCGAAATTGTGTGTTGCTGTGAGAATTTCGCCCAAAAACGAAGTTGTCATCGATTGAGTATTTGCCATGATGCTTCCTTTAGCCTAGAGGTTGTGTTTCGCCGCCAATAGGTGGCATTTTTTTCAAAGTCACATGAGCAGATCGGTGGACAAGCTCCCCATCCAACCAATACTCAACCCATGTGGTTAATTCATTTTCATTGTCAACATTACCCTCTCGCTTTTCCAGCAAAGAGTCATCCATTTCGCCTTTGGTTGTTGTGACGATTGCCATTATGAAATCCTTATGATTGCAGAGGTGCTTGATGCTGTTGGGAATTGAACTGTGAAAGTGCTTGCAACACTTGACTTGTCGCTACCAAAATCAAGAATTGCCACGGCATTTTTACCAGCCAAAGTGTTGTTGTAAATCAATGCCCCACGGGCGGTGATTGTTGATGCCGCCCACGTTACATTTGAAAACGAAATGTAGGCGGTTGTCCCGCTTGATGTTGGCGCTGTAGAGATTGTCAGTGCTTCCCCGCCTGCGGTATAGTTAGTGCCAACAACTTCATTGGTCGTGGTGTATGCGGTGGTTGCGGCATTCAGCGTTGCCGCAGATGTGTACAAGGCAATCTTAAAAGCATTTGGGCCACCACTCAGCGAACTGAAGTTTTGTTGGGCGCTCAAAATATCTACTTTGAAGCTTGTTGGAATGCATTGTGTGATTGCCATAATGTTCTTCTTTAATTAACAGGAATACTTATTTGACCGTTGCGGTATGCATCTCTACGATCCATTCCATCACCCAAACGCTTGAGTTGAGACAACGCCTCATCGTATCGCTTCTGGTACTGAGCAATAACATCTGGCTCACCCTTCATAAAGGTGTAAGCCTCTAAAAGCGAACCATACAGAAGAACGGTTTCAAAGTTATTGCCAAGCCACGATGTTGAAGACACCGTAATTGATGTTGGATAAGCAAAATAATGCAGTTCAACAGAATAATTTGCATCTGGTGTCGGGCCAACAATCAATGAAACAACCAATGGGTAAGTTGAGTTTGTGCCAAATATTGCGTAATACTCAGGCTCTCCGCCATAAGTTGGGTCTGGGTAAGTTTCACGAATAAAACTTACGTCCTTGACCAGTAAATAGCTTTGAGGGCTTGATATCCCAAGAGCGGGTGTCGTGTAAACAGACAGCGAATAAACAGCTAAAAAATCATCAGGGAGGCTTAGATACTTATTGCCAGAAGACAGCGACCCTGCAACATTCTTTTTGAACTGAGGCATTTGCACCGTGTTGTAGATGCGAATCTCTGCGTTCTTGATAAATGTGTTTATTTGGGCGGTCGAAGTCATATCTTGGGAAGACGGAAAGGAGTTCTCCGTGTATCCCTTGATGGCTGTGACCAACTCGCTGTATGTCATGGGCTATTCCTTACGCCATTGGCCCACGAGCCATGCGACCTTTGGTTGCCGCACCACTACCACGGACTTCAATGCCACTGGTTTTGATGTCATCAGCATTGGGGTTGCCCAAGCTCACCCGCATTGCTGGAGTGCGAGTGGTTACTTTGTCTGCTGACAATGTATTAGGGTCAACCGCCTTGTTGCGTGAGTTTTCAAGCTGATTAATGGTCATGCTCTTGCCCTTCATGTTGTGAGGAGGCGCATACACAGAAGCATCACCCACTTCTTTGCCCATCATTTTTTTGCTGTATCCCATATCAGCCTCCACGACCAGAGCGTTTCTGGTTCATTGCACGAGCCATGTTGCGACCCATAGCCTTCATGGCTACGCCAGTAACGCCATGCTTGGCTTTACCGCCCACCATTGAGGGTACTTTTGGGCCGTCAATCCCAATTTGTTTACCGACTGTTTTGCCTTTTTTGGCAACTCCATCAAATCCTGCCATGATGTTTCTCCTTATACCTGTACTGTAACGCTGTTTAAACTAACTGTGGCAATCAAATCGTTGGGAGTTAACCCAGCATCGTCTGCCCTAGCCCCGCCAACGGGGTTCCACCCCCATTGGAAAACCCTGCTACCACCATCAGGGCCACCGCTTGCAAGTTGCTCCGTGCCGTTGCCCGGGATGACTTGCAAGCCGTTTAAACCTGACGAGTAGTAGCTCAGGTCTGGCCTTGGATTGCGAATGCCCTGCGGATCATTCACCGGATACATACCCAGTTGCAGTTGAGGCTGATCTGGCTCCCAGCATTCTGGGCAAACCAAGATGTTTGCAATCTTGGTCTTGATCGTCAGCTTCTTCAACTGCTTCAGCTTATACCTTTGGCCACAGCGGTCACACTCCGCTATGGCATATTTGCCAGAAGCAAAAGTATTAGGCATAGTTCAAATTCCTTGGGACATACCTGTCCGCCGCTTTGTCTCGGTCTTCGGTCGAGGCAAGCATCCACTGCTCTTCGTATTCGTTTTTCAAGAAGTCACGAACATTCATGGCTCCGGGGATCTTTTGCGACAAATAGAAAGCCAAACCAGCCACCATGCAAGGGATGAAGCGGAATGGGATGTCTTGGTACACCTGACCCGAGCCGCCAGAATCTTGAATGCGGCGCAAGCGGTAGTACACAAAAAGGTATGGCCCACCACCGTCACCTGTTGGGTAGACATTGATGTTTGGAAGGTTTTGAGCCGTCAAAACTGCGGCAGTGGAGTGAGATGCGGCAGTAGTTCCATTTTGACCACGAGCGCAATTGATCAGTTGATTTCCATCCACAGACTGGTAATAGATGGTTTCATTGTCAATCAACACAAAGCCATTGGTCGTAAGCTCTGAAACATTGTTTACCGTGATGGTGGTATCAGTTGAGGAGATTGCCCCGTTTAAAGTGGCTGTGGTGACGTTAGATTGGCCTGATTGGCGGTTGATCCACACCTGAATAGGTCTACCCTGCGCCAGCTTGTTTGGAATCGTCATATAGGTCGATTCGCTGATGCGGGTGATATTGATGTCGGACTGCTGTGGAGTGCCATTCCCTGTGCGGGTAACGGTGTCCAAAAGATCAATTGTGTCTACTGGGAGGGGGTAGGAGCCCTGTCCAGTAACGATGGGGATTACGCCCTGTTCAATCGTCCACAGGTTGATGCCACGGTTTGCCCACTCAATGGTCATGATGTTCAGCGAGCGGCGAGCAGTCCTCATGTCATAGCCAGTACGCATTTCCTGACCACAACGCTCGTACGCCTCTTCAATCAAATTGACGAGGTCAAGATTAAATGAGGATGTTCCGCTTGTTGTTGACATTATCTAAACCCTGCTGTTTTCTTTGCAATGCTCTTAGGCTGTGCTACAAATTGTTTTCCTGCCGCCTTACCTTTGCGCTTTGCTTTGGTTGTAGCGGCATACTCAGAAGCAGACAAAGACTTGATGGCGGCTTCAGGCAAGTATCTTTCGCCTGTTTTTGACGAAGGCTTTCCTGACTTGGTGCGCCATTTCTGATCGCTCCAGTTTTTAAGAGAAGTCTGCGGTGCTTTCAATCTTTTGCCTCTTCTTTTTCAAGAAGCTCATCATCAATTTGCTCATCGGTCATTGCGTCACAAGTACACTGACCAGCTTCTTCGAGAAGACAATCTTTGGCGTGTTCAATCACGATAACCTCCGCCCTTTTCTTTGTACCTCTTGGCAAGCAATTGTGCTTTTCTTGCTGACCACTGTCCTGCCGCCGTGCCTTGTACCGCCGAAGCCTTGATAGAGTTAAACAGTGACTTCCGCATACTGGGCTTGGTGTAGTTGCCAGCCTCGTTTACGCTTCCACCTTCCTTAAACTGTTTAAACGCAGTGTCATCCCGCCGAGACTTGGTCTTGGCTTTTGGCATCTTGGAGGGGGCTATTGCCCCCATTCCACGACTTGCAATCATTTAGCACCGCCTTTAACTTTTTTGGCTAAAAACAATTTATCAACCATCTCTATCCGCTGGGGCTTAGTTGTGACTTTGTTAATAATGTCCAGTCGCTTGGGCTTACTTGCACCATAAAACCCAGCCTTTTTTAGAGACTTAGCTACACTGTTATTAGGTTTTGCGGTTGCCATGTCAGCACATCCCGCCAGACTTCATCTTGGAGATCATGCCTTTGGTTTTGCCACGAACAGCGCAACCATCTGCACGGCTGGAAGCCGAGCTTACAGAGCCGCCTTTGGCAAACTTCTTGATTGCGCCGCCCTCTTTGTACATAGGAGGAAAAGGAACCTCGCCCTCATACTGGTAGCCGGTTTTGGGCTTATCCTTGCCCGGTCTGGCGCTTAGTACGGGGTCTTTGGCATCTTTCTTAGCCTGAGCGGCTTTTTTTCTTGCGGCGGTTTGAGCGGCACGAACAGCCTGAGCTTCTTGAGCGGCAATCTTCTCCATCATTTTTGGGCCGCCAGCATGAGCCATAGGGTTCATTACAGCCTCTCTCCGTCCGGGCATAGCTACATTACGGACTTCTTCCATGTTCTTCAGGCGTTGACCAGCGGGACTTAATTTTTCGGCTGAGGCGGCTTTTGACGCACGGCTACCCATAGCCAATTCAGCGCCAATCTTGCCAACACCGCCACCCAAGGGGGTCAGCGCAGACATGGTGTTGGAGACATTGCGACCAAGCTCAGTGCCGGATACACGCTCTCCACCCTCTGGGCCACTTCTGCTCTGACCGGGGATTTGGGAGATGCCGGGTCGAGAACCACGACTCATCATTGCCTCAAGCATACGAGGATCAGAACCTTGCGACTTCTCAACCTTCTTTGCGGCCTTAATAAAGCCAGTGTCTTTAGAGGCAGGCATTTCAGTGTATTCGGGCGCAGGAGGGCGCTCACCAGCCAAAGCACGGCGCACACCTGCATTGATGCTTTCCATCTCATCAAATGGAGGAAGATCCCTGCCTCTTAGGCTAGAAGAATCCTCGCTGTCAGAGTCTCTGGAGACTTGACTGCCGGTGTAGTAGTGCTTGACCTTGCCACCACCTTTGAACTTCATTTGCTTTTTTGGCATTATTTACCCCTTAGCAGGCTTTGCCGCCCATTTTCATTTTGACGATCTTGCCCTTGGTCATGCCTTTGGTCTGAACTGTATGCTCGCCATGAGGACGCTTGCCGCCTGCTGTGACCTTGCCCATTGGGGTGGCAATCACGCCGCCTTTGGCGTATTTCATGGTAGCCATGCCACCTTTAGCCATCTTGCCCTTGCCATCAGCGGCAAAGTCGGGAACCATTTTTCCGCCCTTTTCGACCATAGTCATGCCGCCCTCTGCATAGCCTTTTTTCATCATGGGGCTCATACCCATCATTTTTTTCTTGTCCATCATTCCGCCCTTTTTGAGCTTTGTGAGGTCAGTAGACTTGCCGCCGTGAGCTTGCTTGTCATGCATAGAAAAGGCTTTTTTAACAACCTTTTTGTCTTGCTTGATGTCGGACTTCATAGAAGCGCCGCCCTCTTTAAACTTCTTGCCCATGTCTGCTTTCATAAAATCTTCTCCAACTGATTGAGGAACTTTTAGCCGTTTTGCGGCTGACGGATTGTTGGCGACAAGCGCCATGAAATTGTGTTGCTTTTTACTTTGGCTGGGCATCACTTGCCCCCTTGAATAAGCTGATCAATTTTTTCTTCAAGGCGATTGAAGCGTTGATCAATGTGGTCAGTAAGTCTTTGCAATTCTGCTTTAGTTGCTGTATCACGGGCAATCTCCTCACGAGTTATGTTTAAAAGGCGCTCAAGGCGCTTTACATCTTCAAACCTCTCTCGGATGAAGAACCAAAGACCGCCCAGAACAAGCGACAGTCCAGCAGACCAAATTGTGCTGAGTTCCATTACACAAACTTCCCTTTGGTCTTGCCCTTAATGGCACAGCCATCAGCCTTGGTGACATAGCCACCTTCAGCACAATTCCACGCACGAAGACTCTTGTTAATCCTCGAATCTGGATCGCTTGCGGTCTTGGCGCTTGTGAGCTTCTTCTTCATCCCCTCCATACGGGCGCAGAAGGAATCCCTGCGACTGCCGCCTTCTGGTTGTGGACGCTTCAGATTCATCCCTTGAGCCTTGGCAGAGGCCCTCCCTTTGGCGTTTAAACCGCCTTTCGGATTCTTGCCTTCTGCTCTTTGCCATGCTGGTGATTTAGCCATTTGCAACCTTCTTGTCCTCTTCAAGAGGACGAAGCATTGGGTACAGATAATCCTCGCCAAAAGAGCCTTCAAACTCATGGATGCCCATGTGTCCAAGCTTGATGGTGGGGTCGATCCAAACCTCAAATCCAACCTCTCTGGCACGGTCACAAAAGGTGTAATCCTCCCCGACATAGCCTTCTGGTGTGGACTTGAAATCAAAGAATGAATATGTCTTGCCGTCTTGCAAGCGGTCATCGATGTACGCCCACTCAGGGTGTGCATCTTGCAGGGTGGTGAACACATCACGGCGGATGATCATGAATGCAGTGGCAACCCGCAGGGCACGAACAAGACCCATTGGATTCATGTGAACCTGACGGTCTTCATCAATGTCCAACGTGGAGATGTAGACCTTGCCCTTTTTGCGAGCCACTGGAATGCCAGCAACAATCCCCTTCTTGGGGTCGCTGTTCCAAGCCATCAAGCGAAATACATCATCTGCATTGAAGGTGATGTCAGAGTCAATGAACATCAGATCGGTGCAGTCAGACTCCAAGAAGTCATACGCAATCAGATTTCTGGCACGAGAAACAACAGAGCATCCAGATACGTTGCCCACTTGGATTTGAACGCCGTGCTTGCTGGCTTCAACGCAGAAATGAGCAAATGAGATTGCCCACTTCGTTGCCACCTTGTAGTCATACGAAGGAATGCCGATCATTATTTTTCGACCAGCCAGATTGAATGAGCCTTCTTGTTGCATGGGTTACCCGTAGAAAATATTTACAGCAAGCAAGTTTGAAATTTGAGCGTAGACACCGTTTGCCACCAAAACCCCTTCAGCAGGAATAATTGGGGCATTGTTGAATGTGTCACTTGCGGCTACATCAAAAGACATAAGCCATTTAGTTCCATACACAAGAGATGCGCCAGCGGTAATGCTTCCTGAATTGATGTCAGTTATGGTGAATGTATCTGCGGTCAGTCTTGTGATTGTGTAGTTGCCATTGGTGGCTGTCCCACCAGTTCCTGCCGCAAAATCAAACCCACGGACATCACCCGTAACAAGGCCATGCGCCGTTGAAGAAACAGTAACTGTTGTTCCTGATCTTCCATAGGTTGCTGTTGTGACTGGAGCTACAGTTGTGTCAAATAACGCAACACTACCAGCGCTGGAAGTGCCAGTAAAAGAAATTGAACGAACACGATTCCTGCCCAGCACCATAAAACCACTTGCGTTTATGTGCGCTTGCTTTACGTCTGTCTGCATCATGGCTAATCCTTTAAAGAAAAAAAGGGGAGACTAGCTCCCCGTCAGATTAGTTTTGGAATGTAGTTGGATTGGCAGAACCATTGGAGTCTCTGACAACGTACTCAACAGTCACAGTAGCCGCACCACCACTTGCCGTACCAGCGCAAGCGTAGATGACGTTAACGATCAAATCAGTTGCACCCACGTTTACAAACGTAGCGACTTGAGCGCCAGTCAGGGTGGTGGTTGCACGACCAATAGCCAAGGGGGTGGTAGTTGCGCCGCCAACAACTGCTAAAGAAGAACCTGCGGCGGTTTGAATGGTGATGGTGTTGCCAGTCGTACCAGCGTAAGCGGTAGTGATGTCAACATAAATGTTGATAATCTGTGCGCCTGCGGGAAGAACAAAAGCTCGTGTTGCAGTGGTATCGGCAACAGTGGTTGCAAAAGATTGAGTAACGGCTGTAGCACCCATGTTGCGGATAGTGCCAGCAGTATTACCGGTTGTGTTTTTAACAGTGCCCAACAACCAAGGGCCAAGGTGAGTTGCGAATCCCATGAAAATTCCTTTATGCAAAAGTCCCTACGTCATCATTGCATTGTCCGCTGGGGCGGTTGACGTAAGTGAAAGCCCAGATGCCTAGTTTATACACCACATTTAAACGCTGTACAAGGTTTAAACGCAAAAAAAAGACTCCCGAAGGAGCCTTTCTTTCAAAGGGCAATTAAGCGCCTTGTGCGCCCCACATACCGAGGGGATCAGACCAACCGAAGCTATAACGCTCACGGGACTTGTAGCGGACGTTGCCGGTATCAAAGTCACCGTCCATGCTGTTAGCCAGCGGAGTGCGAACGAAATGCTTCATGCCGTTGGGAACATCGGTGGTCAGGAACCAGCCGTTTGGATCGGTCAAGAAGTTGTTAACGGTGTAACCTTCAGAGACAGAACCATTGTTCTTCACAGCGTTGATGTCGTTGTCGGTTGTGCCAACACGCAGTTCGGTTTCGAGCAAACGAGTTGCAACGAATTGAAGCTGGGGAGGAACAATCAACTTCTTGGGCTTGGCGGCGATCAACAGATCCCGTTCATCAGTCCACTGTTGGATTTGGATAATGGCGGCTTCCAAGGAAGTCTCATTCAAATCTGCGGCGGTTGATTGGGTGTTGCTGTTGGTTCCACCAGAAACCAAGGGGTGGTTGGTTGCAAACAAAGGCACACCGTCACCGCCGTAATAAGCGGCAGAGTT